ATTCTTTTAGTTTTTATATTCGGGCAAAAGATATTGGATATTCATTGCAACTTCGTGAAGAACGGAACGAACTTCATCTTCGTTCACTTCCACATCGTGCGTGAACTCGCAAAAGACAGACCCAACCCAATCATGGTTGTTGTCGCTCAATCTCTTAATTGCGACCTTGCTTGTGCCACAAGCTGAAAGAAGCGATTTGGCGAAACGGTCTTTCACTTGCTCGTCTATGTTGTCAAAGTACATATAAAGATTCTTTGCCATGTCCGAACAAAAAACCGCCACTTCCGACATTTTCAAATCCTGAATCTTGGGTTTCATGGATTCAACCCCCTTGCGCCTCGATTCAAAGTAAACACTTATCATTGATTCATTGCCAAGTGGGTGTGGCTGCACGATATAGACCCTATCGGCGTGTAACTCATGCAAGGCTTCCCAAAGTTCACCATGCACGATTGCGGAATTGTCCGCCCGCCGCCGCTGCTTCACTTCGTTGTTGGTGCGTATCTGCTCAATCTTTAAGTCCGTCATTTTGTCCTTTGTTTTCTGATTGTACGCAAACCACGCAACAAGGATTGTCCCTATTGCGCTAATGATAGCCGGGATGTATTCCATCATTTCCATGTTTAAGTAAATTGAAAACACTTTCCGACTTTGACAATCGTTGTGTCAATTGGATAAACACTCAACAAAGGTTCGCCCCTCTCTTGCCGTGCTTTGTTCAATGCGGGCATTTGGCTTTCCGCTTTCTGAATCGCGGAAATCAGTATGTCCGACCCGGTAAAACAAGAATGCCTTTCACCGATTGCGACACCGCTTGCATCCTTTTGGTAATAATCCCCGGATTGGTCAGGTGTCGGGTTGAAAGTTGCAAGAACCACTTGCATTTGCATTCGCAAGCCGGATGAATTTTTACCCGGATATTTAGTTGGCTGAATGATTGTTTTCTCAATCAAAATGCGGCGATTGAACAATTCTTCCATGTCAATGCCCTTGCCAATTATTACATCGGCTTCCACTCCAAGTTCACAAAATCTTGCCATCGTCCTTTCCTGTGTTTAGTTAGACAAATCAGTTCGCAACATCGCGTCCAAATCTTCGGTAAACTGCAAGTATTCCTTGTAATCTGCAACCGCCTTGTCGTTGGGTGCGATGCCGAAAACGTGCTTGTTGTAGCTGTTCACAAGGTCAAATTCTGCCGTTTCGTCAATGACTGAACGGATAATTGCCTTTTTCAAGCTGGCTTTTGTCGGCTTGCTCCAAATGCGGATTTCGCAACACTTCCAACCAATTTGAACTTCCGATTCCCCACCATCGGGAATGCCCATTTCGGGGGCAATGTTGAATCGGTAAATACTTGACCCGTCATTGTCATGTTCCAAGACGGCGGGTTTGCCATGCACCATGTCATAATGTGCGTTTGGCTCGATTGAATTTAATTTCATACGGAAATGAATTTTTAAGTTTGTTCATTAAATGAATTGAATCACAATACTTGCACCATCCCCACCAAGAACAAATTTGTTGCTTGTATTGCTCTTTTGTCGGCGCAACCTTGCGTTTGTTCAACTTCGCCACCCGGCGGCAAAGTTTCTGCTTGATTGATTTCCGCAAAAGCGTGTGGGAATGATAAAAGACATAGCCCAAGAAATCAATCCCGCGAGAATCAACGGGAAAGACTTGGTAATTGCGTTTGACTTTCAATTTCAGATTGTCGCGCAAGTATGCACGTATTTCATGCAATAAGGAATGCAACACATCTTTATTCGGTGCAAGAATCACAATATCATCGGCATAACGCCAATAATACTTTACACCATTGGTTTCTTTCAACCAATGGTCAAAATACGCCATGAATAGGTTTGCAAAGTATTGGGAAAGATAGTTGCCGATTGGCACACCGCTTGGAACGGAATCAATGATTTCATCAAGCAATGCCAAAAGGCGACTATCTTTTATTTTCCGCCGGACAACCGTTTTCAATATCTCGTGGTCGATAGACGGATAAAACTTTCGGACATCAATTTTCAGACAATACCGTGTCCCGTCCGGGTCTTTCTTCAAGGTATGTTTCACATCCTTGGCACACGCATGGATTCCCCGGTTTTTGATACATGAATACGTGTTCTTGTTGAACACCGACACCCAAATGGGTTCAAGTATATTCATTATCGCATGATGCAAAATGCGGTCGGGATAATACGGCAAGCGGAAAATTTCACGTTCCTTTGGCTCATAAATTTTGAAAACATGATATTTTGAAGTCTTGAAAGTGCCGTTTTTCAAACTCTCATGCAATGCCAACAAGTTGGCTTCACGGTTTTTGTCGTGAAGCTGCACACCATAAGAATGCAACTTCCCCTTTCGCGCCTTTTCGTCTGCAAGGCGTAAATTTTCAAGGGAAATCACCTTTTCAAATATGTTGCCAACTCTTTTCATTACTTCAAGTTTGCTTGTATATTAGGATTCTTCGGGTTGCCCCTACCAAAACCGTTTTACTTAGTCTATTTTTTGCCGTTGGATTGCTCCAACTCATTCAACCCCGGTTGGGTTGTTTTTGTGGCAAGGTTTCCGATATGCAACTATATTTTTTACAAGCATAGCTGAGAACCGATATTCGCATTCGCATTCGTAGCCGTATTATTCGTATTCGCATACACGAACCCTGCATTCGCACCATTATTCGCATTACCGCTGAACAAAACGCCACGACATCAGACAACCTTTTATTTTGTTTCTTTCAAGACATCAAGCCACCATTTTACGCCGCTTCTTCGATTTGTTCGATTTGGGGATAAAAGCAAAGCCGAGAACCGATATCCGCAAGCGCAGACGTAGCCGTAATAAGCGAATACGCACACACGAACCCCGCATACGCACCACTATACGCACCACCGCCGAACAAAACGCCACGTTCCGAAACTCCACTTGTCGGGATGTTGGTATAGAAGTAATCGCAAAAATACGTTGTACTTCCTGCACCTACTTCAAGGGGCATAATCTCGCCATCCTCGCCAAGAATAAATTGTTTCACATAGCCCTCTTTTCGTGGCAAGTTGCCGCGCAAGGTATAGTTCGCAACGCCTGAACTTGTGAATGCCGCCGGGTCATCGCAAACATAAAATTCCGACAAGCCGCCGTTGGTTTCTGACTGAATCAAGCACTTGCAACCATCCGTCCACTTCCAAATATGCCCAAATGGATTTTCAACACCTCGATAAGACGGGACATTGACTTTCACCACAACACCGGGGTCGTATTCATCCGGCATGGTGTATTCAACAACGCCCGTGTGGTTTCCAAGGCTGTTTGTCGTGCCGCAAGGAATTACGGGATAATAGCCGCAGAAGTTAGACCATTTCGTGCCGTTCAAGGTGGTTACACCTGCACTCAATCCGCCTTGTCTAAACCCTTCTTCCGTCAATTCGGCATTGAATCCGTCTTGTGAATCAAAGTTGCAGTATTCAACGGCGAACAACCACCACAATTTCTTGTGGGTTTGGTACAAGTTGCAATTCCATTCGGTTGAACCGCGTTTGCGGGCATACGCACGGAAATTGTTTAAGTTGATGTTTGTTGCGGGCTTTCCAAGTTGTGTTTTGCTCAACGCATCCCAATCGGCTTGATTGCCGCCACCGCGATAATCCGCCGTATTGTTCACAACCGCGCAAAGGGTGTTTGTCGGTCTGTGAACGGTTGCTTCAACCGCCGAAATATAGTCCTTGCGCCACTTTTTGAAGCCGGGCAAAGGCTGTGTGGATTGCAAGTGTCGGCATTTGTTGCCGTCCATTTCAAAACGCACATACATATCCGGCACTTCAACCATATATTGACCATGTGCGCCCGTCAGGTCTGCCGCCGCTCCATTGTCGCGCTTGGTTGAATCGTTTGCGTGCAAGTAATAATTCACCGTGCCATCATCTTTGAGGATGCAACGGCGCATCATGCTTTGAAGCGGCAAAGATTGGTGAAGTTCCATTTTGCCGATTCTCGTTGGCTTCTTGTTGGACACGGTAATGTCCCACTCAATGCCATAATAATAATCGTAAGGGAAAGACGGCTTTGTGCCGCCAACGCCAATTAAAAGTCCCATATTAGTAACCCCATTTTAAGTTGATACCCGACAATGAAGTTTGCTTCACCGCCTTAATTATTTCGGGATTCCAACCGCAATCAAATTGCGTTTCGATGAAATCGCCATCACTCATTCCGGCAAGCTGCACCGATAATTTCACGGGCTGCACGCCATCATTCTTGATATTGAACACTTGACCGTCCGGCAAGGTGAAATCACCATTGTTCAAACCGTCAATAATGCCCATTTTGCCGATTTGGGGCGACACAAATTCGCCCGACCTTGTTTTGTCCATTTTCTGAAATTTTAATTCGTTTGCAAAATTACCACAATGTATTACTATAAAACATAAAGTTGCATAAGTAAAGCATAACTTGACCTTACACGGCATCATTTTCGGGCAAATCCTGCACATTCCAAGATTGTACCAACTTGCCGCCAATGATGTTGTATGATTCAACAACGGATTTTCCCGGTTGCTCCGTTGGTGGTTCACACGGTGCGAAATCAAGAAACCCGGATTCCCTTAATTCCGTAAGGTATTCGCCTTGCTTTGTATCTACTAACCGCACATCAATCGGTTCATCTTTACCGAAATATCGTGCTAAAAGAATTTTTGCCATATTGTCATATTATTGATGATGAAACAATCTATTCCAACCGCCATTGTAATATCTTAATCGTATAACATCGCCTTTTGCCATATCGACACCATTCTTGATGATGCTGCCGTTGTTGTCATAGATGTATGCACCACTTTGGGATTTTAATCGTATCTTGTTGGGCATCGTGCGGTCGCACACAACTTCAATGTCGAATTGCACGGGTACATTTCCCGTTATCGCATCAACTTGGGCTTTGGTCGGTAAATTGATACCAAGGTATGTTGATGTTCCCGTGCTTGTGAAAAGAAATTTGTGCGTAACACCGATATTTATTTGAATAATATCTGTGTACGCCTGCCCGATATACCCTTTTTCAAACATGGCAACCTTGCCAAGATTGTATTGATTGCCGAACACCGCAAGGGCTTTCGGGCGATACCAATGTTCAAGGGATTCATCGCTTGTGCTTGCAAATTTGTGGTGCAATTCAAGCGTTGTCCCCATATTCCCGGTAAGTTCCATCAGCCCGTTAAAAGGATACCCCAAGGAATTAAGGCAACCCAACAAAACCCTTTGCTCTCCATTGTTAAAGCGGATGAAATCACGCAACAATGCAAGACCTTTTGTTGAATCCTGTTCGGATGAAGAACCATATCCGATTTGTCCTTGTTGTATCTTGAAGCCGCCAATGTAGCCGGAAATCGCATTTATTACGCCCTCAACGGTCGCTTTGGTCATAACAACCGAACCGTCTTGCATAACTCTATAAGGGGCGGTTGCCCGGTTTTCAAAGGATGCACCAGCCCAAAAGCGGATTGAACTTGCCGCCGTGCCTTGTCCCGTGATACCCGCAAGGATGCTTTTGTTGTCGCCCGCAACTTGGATTGTGCCGGATGTTACAATTCCGCCATCAATGGTTGTCTTGGTGTTGTCATAATTCACGGCAACAACCCAATCATTTGCGATATATGACCCGGTTGTTCTCTTGGTGATACAACGGCGCAAGTCCTTTCCATCAACCCACAAATCGCCAATATCATAAGGCGGTTTCGGTGTTGATACAAACACCCGTCTTTTGCCGTCTGCCGTGTCTTGTGCCTTGCTTGCGGCATTATAGGCATCAATCGCCTTTTGGTCTTGTAACTGCTGCCATGTGTAAGAACCTGAATATCTCCACAACGTGTTCTTGTCAGTTCTAAACCACATATCGCCAACGTGCGCTTTTTTCAATGCCGTTGTTGTCCATGATGTTGCCGGGTCGGTTGTCTGAAACCATGTTTCAATCTTGCCGTCAATTTGGTTTGTCAAATCGTTAATGGCATTTGTGTACGTGGTATTGACAAAGTTGTTGAATGCCGTGTTGTCGGTGTACTTTGAAGCCTTTTCCCAATCGCCGGATGAATATGCCCCGGATGCACGTGCGGTTTTGCATCGCATAATATCACCGCTTGCGCCCTGAACCCATAAATCGCCCACTTCATAGGGGGTGTAAGGGGTTGAAGTGAAAATGCGCCGCTTTGTTCCGGCAAGTTTCAGGGCATCATTTGCAATCGCCAAGGCTTGCGCAACTTCGGAATCCTGCAATTCCTGCCATGAATAGACATTACCGTTCTTGATGAAGCGGAACACCTTGCCCGTGTCGGTGTTATAGAACAAATCGCCCAAGTGAATTTCCTTGTCGGCGGTTGTTGTCCATTGATTTGCCGGGGCATTGTTCAAGGTTGGATTGTAGGTATCAAACCATTGTTCAATCTGTCCGTCAAGTTGTGATTGGATTTCGGACAAAATGCCGGGCAATGTGTTATTGATGAAATCCTTGCTTTCAAGGGCTTCATTTCCCAATTCTTCAAGTGTCTTTTCCTGCCCATTTGAGGTGAACACAATGCGCCCGCCGATTTCGGAATTGTCTAAATCAAAGTATGTCGTGCCGTCCGCTGATTCAATGCGCCCGGTCTTAATGAAACGACCGTTTACCATCGTGAAACCATAGGTCAAGGCAATGGAACGGGCTTTCAATTCAACATCCACCGAATTAAGAACACCAATCCAAAAATAATAATAGTTGGCATCCTCATTCACCTTGTGTTGCTCTTTGGTGAACACGATTGTTCCGGCTTGCCCACTCTTTGCACATTTGGCATATATGTAGTAAGCATCGGAATCCTTGGAAAGTGTCATTTGCCCATCAGCAAGAACCCAAGACACCGCCGTTTCTTCATTGATGGTGTAATGGGTCAAGACACCGCCTTGCCACTTCACGACATTCTTATTGCCGTTATAGTTGGGCTGAAACACGGTATTGGTCAAACCGAATTGCATTGATTTTGCCCCAACAGACAATGCAAGGGTATCAATCGAATTTGGCTTGATTTTGTCGGTGTAATAGTCGCCCTCCGGGTCAAACACCATGTCCAACACTTCACGACTTGACCGCCAATTTGCCCGCGCCCTTGTCGGGTCTTTTAGGTTGTTGATGTTCAACACCTTGTCAATGTCCACCAAATCAGAAATCACACGGTTAATGATTTGCGTGTTGGTGGTAATGTCCGAAATGGTCAGGGTATAATCGTAAGGGTCAAGGATGTTGCGTGTGAATGACTTGATACGAACCGACTTGTCCACATCAATATCATCATCCACAACGTGCAAATAATCACCAGGGGCAAACACGTTCACAATCTTATCATCCGTTGCATCGACAAGGGATTTCAACCACTCCTTTGTAACGGTCAATCCATATTGAACCTTTGGTTGGCTGTTTTGGTCATAATACTTGTTTGCTTCCTCCGCCAACTTGTTTTCGGCTGCTTGCTCTATATCTTCCGAATAGGCAATATCGGTAATCTTGTATTCATCACCAACACCGAATTGGAATGCCACGGATGTTTCAGATGGGAACACATCGCCCCTATCATCGGTTAATTTGTTCAACGTGAAAGTGCGTGTCGCATGGTCGTACTTGTTCACCGTGAAATCATACCCGGCAAGGTTACCCGTATTGAAGTGAATCTTTGCATCTACCCCGACAATAAGATATTTTGTTGTTACTCCGTCCGCTTCCTTTGCGTTCAAGTCAAATGGAAAATCCTTATCTTTGAATTTAAGCACATTCTCGGTAACAACGGCACTAACAACGCCCGTGTATGTGGGCTTGATATTGTCAAAGTTCTTTCGGGCTTCAAAGACACCATATTTCGCCATGGCTTCGGGCTTCTCAATGTATGATTGCGCCTTGTTCTTGCCGGGCAAACAAAGTCGGTCGGCACGATACTTCATTGTTATGTTTTCCGTGCTGCCGTACACTTTCAACCGGGTAACAATGTTTGAGGATGAAACATTGTCGCGATTCAAGGAATACAAGCCATTTCCCTTGCCGTACATGAAAGTATAAGGCAAGGTTTGCCCGACACGCTCTTTCAGATTGATTGTGTGAATGTCGTTTGCCGTTTCAATCTCAAATTCCACATTGAAGTTTGATGCACCACAAAGATTTTGAAGAACCGACAAACAATTGTCGGATTCTCCAAATGTCAATGTCTTGTCGCCGATTGTTTCAGGGCAAGACCCCAAAACCCACTTGCCGGGGAACACACGATTTGCATTCGCAATCAACACCACCATAAAACGGTGCAAATCGCCTGTCAGGGAATCACCTTGCACATCCTGCAATTGGTTGTTGGTCGTGTCAATGGTCAAGTCGTATGTAACACGCAACAAGTCATATTGTATGCCCTCAAATTCCAAGTCATAGGAAAATTCGTGCATCCCGGTTCGCTTCACCTTGGGCAAACGATTCAACTTGTAGTCGCGCCCAAACACGGTGATAACATCCCCAATGCTGTATTTTTGGGGAAAGGGCGATTCAACGGTGATATTCAAGGTATCTTCCGCATTCAATGCCCAATTCTGCTTGCCGGATGTTACGCGGGTTGCCGTGCGCCTGTTCTGAATAGGCACAAGGCTTCCATCCGCTTTCCGAATGATTAAATTCGTTCCCATACTACAATTGCATTTGTGTTAAAGTCCGTTATTTCCTCGATACACCCGGTTATCACCGGGAAAAAGTCGCCGTTCTGTGTGTAATTGTGCGTGATTGTCTTTTTGTCGCCGGAAATGTCATAATCCACCTCACCATCACCCCAATACACGTTTACAAGTTTGTTTGTTGTCAAAGTGATTGTGCAAGTCCTTGTCGCATCAGATATGCGGATATGCTTCAAAACACGCTTCACGGGTTCGGGTTCAATCAACTTCAACTTGAATGTGCCAACCATCAGTTCATCCGACCATTCCTTTGTGATTTCGATTGCATCCTTGCAATAGACCTCATAAATCAAAGGTTTAATAGGGTGGACATCAATAACAAGGCGGTTTGTTCCTTTCTTGTCAAATTGTGCTTCAAATTCCGAAACACGTTTGATGAAATCCATCTTGGATTCTGCCTTGACAAAACAAGACAACGTGATTTCGCGGGATTCATAGAACTTGTGCATCAAGTCCACGCTTTCGCCATGGTAATTGTCCCAAGAAAGACTTGCCGGGGCTTTCAGCTTCGGACGGTTCAAGATACCATCAGAGCCGGACACGTAAACGCCAAAGGTTTTGAAGTCCACACCATCCAACAAGTACGCTTGTTGTTTGGAATTGGATATTTCATTGATAAGGTCGGCTTGTGTCAATGCCACGTTGTAAATCTTGACATCATCAAGCAAGCCAAAGCCATAATCACCGCCGTAATAGTCTTGATTGAGGGATACGCCTTGCAGTGTGCCGGAATTGTTGATTGTCTTAATCAATGATGAATTGACATAGAAGTTATATGCGCTGCCGCGCCTTGTTATCGCAAGCGAAAACCAAGAACCGGGCTTTGCTTCAATGGTAACTTCGACATAGTTGTTCATCCCGGCAAAGTTCAAGTTCCAAATCATTTTGGACGGTGAACCGCATTCGGCTTGCCGCCCTTGCACCCAAGCAAGCATTGAAAATTCAACATTCATGTTGGGCAACACACGCTTGGAAACCTCGCACGTGTCATTGCCGGAAAACGAAATGGCATTGCCGTTCTTGCCCTGCACGAAATGCGCCCCATTCACAACGCCATCCGCACGGTTTTGGCTGTAATCATACGCAATTGTTGCCCCATCGCTTTCATCAAAGGGCATTTGGAAAAGTATGTTGTTTGCATCCATAATCAATAAGTTTTTTTGTTCTTTTCTCGAATCTTTATTGTTGAATCACCATCGGCGCAATACTGCACCGTGCCGCCAAATCGGTTCACACACACCTTTGCCCGGTCGTGTGCATGAATCAATACCGTTGCATTATCGAATACATCAACCATGACAAAGGAATTATCCTTTGCCACGATTGTAATTTCCGAATCATCTTTCACAAAGATTTCACACGCATTGAATCCGTTTGCATCAAACCGCCCGGAACAAGCCCCCAAACACACGCATTTGGGCTTATTTTCGACTTTCACGGCATCATCAAGGAAAACCCCGTGTTTCTCCATAACACCCTTAAAATGGCTTCTTATGAAGTCATTGCCGGGGTAATTGTTGGAAATGCAAAAATCAATGCCGCGCAAATACATTTCACACATTGCATCCTTATCATTCAGGGACAACAATTTGTCGTGCCATTCTTGGCAAATGCCATTCTTGCGGGCGCGGGCTGCAAGTTCTTTTGATAGATTCATTTTATTTCGTTTTATAGTGATACTCTTTAAGACAGACCTTGTGAACGTAACGAATCGCCGGATTTCTCCAACAATGAAATGATACGGTCAATCTTCACCAAATATCGGTTGTATTGGGTATTTGCCGCAATCATGTTCAATTGCTGCAAGGATTGCCGCAATACCGCCGTTGCTTCAAGTTGGTTGATACGGATTGCATTCATTTGTCCGGCAACAATGCTTGCGGTTTCCTCGGTTACACCTTTGACCGCTCCCGTTAAAGATGTGTCGGCATCCTCATCGCCCGTTATGTCTTTGAACAAGTCAGAATAAATGCCCAAGGCTTGATTGTAGTTGTTGGCGGCTGCTTGCACCTTTCTTTTGAATGCTTCAATCTCGGCATCCGTAAGACCGTCAAACACGAAATCATCACCATTCCAATATCCCATGTTGGATTCCAATTGGTCAAGCGCACCTTGCAATTGTTGTTCAAGGAATCGTTTTTTCAATTGGTTCACGACTGCATTTTGCAATACTTCATTCACGGTTGTTTCAAATGCCTTTGAAGCATCTTCACCCTTTTTGAATGCTTCAACAAGGGAATCGCCCAATGACCCGGCAAAATCCTTTGCATCTGTCTGCAATATGTCCTTGGAAATGGAATCATACATATCTTCAATTTGCCGTCCCAAATCCGCATATTGTTCCTTGATATCCTTTACCCTGTCATGGTCGGTTTTCTTCTTGCTTTCCTCGGCTTCCCACATTTGTTGCAAGTGTTGGCGTTGTGCTTCCATGTTGTGAATGGCTTGCATTTGTCCCTCGTACACATCATCACCCAAAGCCTTGTCAATCTGCCATTCAAGTTGCTTGTATGCGTTTTCAAGGTCTTTGATAGCCTTTTGATGCTTCTTGATTTGCTTTTCTGCCTTGCGGTCGCGGGAATTGAACAAGTCAAATGCGGATGAAAGCAAGCCGATAGAGCCTTGAATGACGGACAAAGGGTTGCCCGTTGCAATACCTTGGGAAATCTGACTTGCACCGTCAAGGATTCCACCAATATCACCCAATATCGCTTGCGTGTTTTCATCCATCGCAATACCCATTTTGTCCATGCCGGACACAACCGCATCAAGTGAGCCTTTCACAAGGTCAATCGCCCCGGTTGCGCTCTCAAACATATTGGATAAAGCCTTTTTCTTGCTCTCGCTGTCTGCCGCCTTTGAATAGTCCTTGATTGAGGAAATTAAAGCCTTGAACGGATTGCGTTCTTGGATTTCATCTTTCATTTCCTCTATTTTCTTTTTCAGGGTTTCAAGGTCTTTCGGGTCAAACTCAATGCCAAGATACGCACCATCAAGACCATTGATTTTTGCAATCAATTCTTCAAGTTTCTTGGTGGTGATTCCGTCAAGGTCGCCAAACATCAGTTCCCAATCCGGGGACATCTTCATTTGGTCAAGGGCAAACTTTGACAAGGCTTGTTGTTGTGCCTTGTCAAGTGCATCAATCATATCTTGATTGCCCATTTCTTCCGCGATTCTGCGCTTTTCGGCATAAGAATCAATGATTGCTTGCTTGCGCTGCTCAAACGTGCCATAATCCGCCAACATCGCATCATAATCGGTGTTTCCCGAACCCTTGGTGTCGGTTTCATACTTGCGTGTTCGGTTTCTTATCGCCGCATCTATTTCGGCACGTTCTGAATCCGATTGGGCTTGTGCGCGTCTTTGATTAAGCAAGGCAATGTCGGCATTGTATTGTTCATCAATGCGCCGCCTTTTCTCCATGTAGGACGCATATTCTTCAAGCAAAGATTCCGTTTCTTCTTTCAGCTTGGTTTGGGCATCCTTTTCAGCGGTGTCCAAGGTTTCTTTCTTGGCATTGTCCAATTCCGTGCCATCGCCGGACAACTCCTTGCGCTTCTTCTCAATGATATTCAGCATTTCAAGGATTGATTTCGCGTTGGTCAATTGTTCGGACAACTCATTGTTGAATGCTTCCAATACCGTGTTTTTGGTTTCCTCGGCAATGGCATCGTTGAGTTGGCGCAACTGCTTGTTTTGCGCCTTTGTGCGGTTGGCGACATCAACTTGCAAGATGGTGTCCCGTTGGTTTTTCAGATACTCAATATATGTTGCGCCCTCTTGAAGCAACTTTCCAAACTCTTGATTGGCGGCTTTTACCAACACTTCATCACCCGAATTTATCCATTTCATAAACCGGGTATATTCGGACTTGTATTTTGCCAATTTTTCCAAGAATGGGTCTTGGGTACTCGATTTGCCGCCACCACTTCGACCGCCACCCCCGGTTGTTCTCTTTGCCCCGGTGATTTTGTCGGCTTGCTTCTGCAAATCTTCAATTTCTTTCATGGCTTTTTTATAGTCATCGTTGTTGGTAAGGGTGTTCAAGGCTTCTTGCTTTGTGCGGATGGCTTCTTGGATTGCTCCCAAAGTTCCGTCTTTGTACGTGTTCGCCCCATCAATTCCGGCATTTTTAAGAATTGTTGCCCCGGCGGTTTCCGCCGCTGCCGCATTTTTGAATCCTTGTTCAATCTCCTTGCGCAATGCTTCATTGGCAACTTTCAATTCATCTTTTTCCTTGTTGCGAACTTGCACATAATACCCCGTGCCGAAATTTGAAGTCTGCACCCACATACTTCTTGTATCGGACATATTCTTGTATTTTTGTTCTTGCTCCATCAAGGTTTTCACCTTTTCTTGTGCCTGTTGAACGTAAATCATGGCTTCTGCCTTTTTGATTTGGGCGTTTACGAACTTTTGAACTTGCGCCGGGTCGCTCAAAAGGTTTTCGGCATCCCGTACATCATTGATGGACACGCCCAAATCATCGAAAGCCTTTTTGTTGGCTTCGATAAATCTTTTCTTGGCTTCCAAGTTGTCCCCAAGCTGATTCCACTTCACGGACAATTCTTCAATCGCCGCAACGGGCTTATACACGTTTTCCGCAACGGATTTATACCATTCTTCTTGTGCTTTCTTTGCTTCGTTAGCCTTGCCGACAAAGTGGGAAACAAGGGCTATCAATGCGGATATGCCCGCAAGAATCCAACCGAATACGGGGATGGACTTAATCGCCGCGCCCACCATTCGGAATGCTCCCGCAAGACCGATATTTGCGGCTGTTCCGGCGGTTGCCGCCACGGTCTGCGCTCCAGTTGCCGCCGTGTTCACGCCTTGGGCAACCGTGTTCGCTTCGGCTGCTGCCGTTCCTGCCGTTTGTGCCGCCGCCTTTGCGGTTTCTGCCGTTGCTCCGGCTGTCTTTGATGCTGTGTTGGTCGCTTGGGCAACCGTGTTGGCTTCCATTGCCGCCGTGTCTGCAATCTGCTTTCCACGCCCGACATCCAAAAGGTTGTTCCACCATTCTTTTGCCTTGTTCAACGTAACAAGCGAAAAAGCGGAATCCTTGTTCAAGGTTTGCGCCACTTGTTGCAATCCCATCGTTATAGACATAAGGGATTGCACTTTCAACATTATACGCTGTAATTCTTCATTCTCCGCACCGAATAGGGCAACCGCACCTTGGGCGGCTGTGAATCCGCCGACAACACCTTGCAAGCCGGACAACATACCCGCGAATTGGTTTTCATCATTCGCCATGATAGAGCCTTGCGCCTGAATATCGCCTTGAATGTCTTGCAAGCGTCCCAACTCATTGACAAGGTTTTTGTAAGCTGCCGAATTTTCATCAATGCCGTTGGCACGTAAGTTTGCCATTTCTTCCTTGACCTCACGGATTTTTGAGCGCAAAGAAGTATGGGCATTTGCCGCCTTTTCAACATTGGCACGTTCCGTTTCAATCTTGGTTGCCACTTCTTCAAGGGCATTCGATTGGTCGCGCAACTCATTCAACAATGACTTGCGAACACGGATTTCACCTTGAATCGCGGTTTGTCGCTGCTTCAAGGCAATATATTCATCATCACGCCCGGACATATAGGCTTTGCCCATTTCCGCGCCCAATCTGTCATATTCCGCTTCAAGGCTTGCAAGTGTCTTTTCGTGTATCTCACAAGCCGCACCGATTTCGCCAAGCGTGGAACGGACTTGTTCAAAGGACATCGCCGCACCCGCATTGGCTTGTTGCATGGTGTTCAATTGGCTTTCCAACGCCGCCAAGCCTTTTCTTTCTTCGTCAAGTTCTTTTCTTGCGGCATTCGCTTGTTCAATCAGCACATTTTGCGCGTCCCCCGGTTCGATTGAATCAATACGGGCATTCAGTTCGGAAACGGTGGTTTCCAAATCCTGAATGACTTTTTTTTGTATCTCGATACATTCAACCATTTCTTTTGTGGTTGAATCCATCGCATCACCTGACCCAACAACGGCATCGGAAAAACCTTGTACGCGCCGCAAGGTTTCTTCAATCGCTCCGTTTAGTTGGTCATTATCCATTATTGATTTGAATGATAATGCCCCGCCGTCAATTTCTGCCATTACATCATTGAGTTTACAAAGTTCATAATCTGTTCGTTGTTGTCCTCCGTCAATTTGATTTCCTGCACATCCGGCTTATCCTCAAAGTCGTAACTTGGTGCATCAATCATCATGCGTTGAACGATTGACCATGCAATGCCGTGTAAAAGGTAGTCATAAGTCCATCCGAAATGTTCACATATCGCGCCACGCCGCCCGTGTGGACTATTTAGACCTCGTTGTTTTCCTCTATCCGATTCGGCATTGTGGTTCTTTCCGGCAACATCAATCGAATAGAGTTCAAAAAATCCCCAAGGTTACACATCGCATTGACAAGGACACAAAGTTGGTACAATCTTGATGGCTTGATTCTCCTTGCAAATAACGCCGTCAATTCGTCAAGGGCTTTCACATCCTCAACCCAACGTGTTCCGCCCTTGCAAGGGCAAGGAATCAACCGATTTTCACCCAAAACGGCAATGGCAATGATTCTTGCGCAACGCACCGCGTGTTCTTTGGCAAGTCCACGGGCGATTTTCATTCCGTCATTGGACTTCATCGTATTATCATCAATGGCAATTTCTATCCATTCAGATGAAAGGCGGTCAAGGGTCGCAAGTGTTACTTCCTCGATTGTGAACGTGCGCTTCATCTCTTTTAGGGTTCGCTTCTTCACCAATCCAAAGAATCGCTTGTGGGTTTCAAATTCAATGTCCTTGACTTCAAACGAAACGCCTTTGTTTATCAAGGTGTTTAATTCCTTGCGTTCTTGTTCAAATTTCTTTTCTTCGTTCATATCCTTTTAATAAAATAAAGCCCCGGAATAGTTGTTTCCGGGGCTTCGGGTTTCTGACTTGCCCCGATTAAGCGGTGGTTTTCTTAGGAATACCGCGCAACGCTTTTCCGGCATCTACTGCCATAGGGGTAACGGTGAAATCAACAAGGAAAATTCCCTTTGCCGACATATCCGCGTTGATAACCGCTTCAATGTCGCCGTTAGGAATCTCGAAATCCAAGCCCTGTTCGGTCTTGACATAGATTGCCTTGTTCGCAACAACTTCGTTGCCGTCATAGCCCCATTTAGGTTCGGTTTCCGAGCCGATATTCTCACCGCCGACATAATCCACCAAGTCTTGCACATTGGCATCCATAATGGAGAATGTCAAACGGGGAATCTTGCGCGACTTCTTGCGCACTTCGGGGGCTGCCATACCCTCTTCGTAATGCTCCGTTACATCGGCGGAATCTTGGGCAATCTTGCAAGTGTCCTTGTAAGTCTTGCCAATCTTGTTCAATGCGGTTGGCATTGTTCCCTCTTTGGATGCTGCACCAACTTGGATTTCAGAAAGTCCAAGTGTAATAAGGGATGTTCTTTTGTTTTTTTCCATGATTTAATCAATTTGAATGTTCCAATCAATGCGAATGTTTGCAAAGTGTTGTTTGGTTGTCGGCTCGTTCATGATTACCATGTTGCCGACAATGGCTTTTAACCCTTTGATATTCGCGTTTCTCACTATCGCCGTGGCTTCATCTGCCAAGGCTTTCAATCTCGTGCGGTTGGCTGAAACCTGCATCTTACCTTTGATTTTCTTGCTTGTGTCCTTGGTATAGATGTTGATGTTTGAAGTGCCTATTTGCGGCAAGCTGTCTTGCGGCAAATCAATTGTGTTCACAACAATATCTTCATCGGTTGAATCTTCGGGTCTGTCATCCCCGACATAACAACCACCCTTGATTGATGTTTTGCCATCAAGCAAGCCAAACAAGATTGCATCGGTATCAAATGGGGTTTTCATTCTGCTGCACGTTTAATGTTACTAATCAACTTTTCCAACATCCGGGGCAATTCCCGTTCTGCAAGATGTTCCGCGCTTGTTAGCACGTTTTTTCCCTTTGCTTCGACATAGGCGGCATAATTCATTCCGGCGACAACCACAAGGGCAACGCCCTTTGTTTCCTTGCCTATTTGGTCGGCAATGGTTTGTCCTGTCTTGACACCTTTTGCGGCTGCTTCGCTTTGTGCGCCGCTTGCGGCATCAAATTGGGTATGTGCGGCGACACCATCAACAAAAACGGAATAACCCGTTGAAGAAAGCAATGCGCCTGTCTGCATCATATAACCCTTATTCGTCCGGGCTTCAATCAAGCACATTTCGCCAAGCCTTTGCAACCTCGCAATCTGCTTCCTTTGGATTTCATCAAGAAACGCATCGAAACGCGCCTTGACATCATCTTTCGTGAAATTCGCCTTTATACCCATAACCTTGAATGAAGTTGTGCCGGGTCAAAGTTCAAGCAAATTCCCTCAATGCGGACATCCGCACATTCGGGGTCGTTTGCAATCAACACCCTTGCGCCTTTGTTTACCCTTGGGCAATTCTTTGGGCATTGGATAACGGATGTTGCCTTGTGGTATTCACCCCCGGCAACCTGAAATTCCGTACCCCTGCCGTCCGATTCCTCACGACACATGGACAAGAACTTGCGCGACACCGTGCATTCCGTCCAATTACCATCCGCATCTTGGATGCTTTCGGTTGATTCCTCAATGAAAAGGAAATGTGGATATTGCTTCACAAATGCCATAATCACCAAAAATTTGAACGGTCGCGGACTTTGGGGCGATTGACAAGCACGTTTTCAACACCCAATTCATTGCACAATGCCGCATAAAACAATTTTACGGCTTCCATATTCCATGAAATAGAATATCCACCCTCGGACACGTTTTGTGTCATGCCCTTAATCACCGCCGACATTCTGTGATAAACTGCCATATCGCAAGCATTCGCATCGGCGGGCGCGTCTGCATCGACCGAACCTTTCAACATGATAATATCAATATCATCATCCGAAATGTTAAGTCCATTCAATGATTTGGTAATGTATTCTTTGTTTGTCATTTCGTCCTACTTCTTGCAAAAGACCTTTGGGGCGATATTTCACGCCCCATCGGTCGTTTAGTTCTTATTCCAAGATGTTGCGTTGGTCTGCATGAGTACCGACCGCCCGGCAAGATTCCAAGCGGGGAAAAGGTTTGCAATTCCCTCGGTTACTTCCTGAACGGGCGATTCATTGGAATACTTCTTGACAAGGGTATGTCCGTGCATAACCTTTTCGGCTACGCTGCCGGGCATCTTCTTGGCATCAATCGGCTTTTTCCAATAGGTGTTGCCAAGTACCTTGCTTTCGGAGAAAAGAATCACATCATCCTCAAACGGGTTTGAGGTGATACGCGAACCATCGGCAAGTTCAATCGTAATGTCTTGGTCAATCACGATAATCTGCAAGCCACGGTACAATTCATTCTTCTTGGCAAGATATGCGTTCACGGTCGCAAGGTCGGGCGCATCCTGCGTACCTGTCGCATTCTGAATGTAAGAAGAACACTTCTTCCAAACTTCTTCTTGTGAAGCAAGTTTTTCAAAGGTATCTACATTCATAAAGGCGAACTTGTACTTTGCGCCATACAACTTTCTGCCCAACTTCAAGGCGGCGGGAATGTCCTTGGTCAAAGGCTTTGCAGAAGTGCCGGAATCGTATGCCGTTGCGACACCGATTTTCTGCTCTGCCGGAATCATGTAATCAACATCGTATTCCGTTACGACTGCCGCGTTGTTGGAATTGGTGAACTTGACCTTTCCAAGCGAAATTTGGCGCAATGCAATCCATTCGGCACGGGCTGCAACGCCATCCCAACAAAACTTGGTATCTTCCGCCCAAAATTCGACAAGTGCTTTCAAGTCGGGGTTGTTGCTCGACATTGCAACCATAATGTCGTATTCGGTCAATTCATCTTCGTTCTTTTCACGCGAAATGGTGATTTTGGGAATATCACCTTGGATTCTTGAAATCGCTTCACGGGTCTTTCTTGGAATTGTCGCACCCCTTGCAACAAGGTCGGCGGCAATCTTCAAGCCGGATTGCGCTTCAAGCATCTTCCACGTTAAGAAGTTCGTTTCTTTCAGTGGGAAAAGGGTTGGATAATAATAGTCCTTTAAGTCGTAAGTACGAATTACGGCTTCCATGTCCTTTTCATTCAACCCAACCATCAATGTTTTCTGCATATTGGTTTACTTTTAAGGGTTAAACATAAGCGATGGTTTTCAATGCCGTAAGGATGGCATTGTTCACAACCGGGGCATTGGCTTTACGTACAACACCGATAACCCACGCATCCACAAACAAGTTGTCGGGATTCTCGACATCATAGTTTGACCCCGCAATGGCAACCGGGGTGTTCTTCAATGTCTTGTCCGCGCCCTTGGATTCAAATGCGCACGTTCCGGCGGTGATAGCCGCGCCAAGCGTTGTGCCAACGGTGATAACATCTTTTGCCGGGTCGGTCTTGTCAATCGCCGTGATAAGCTGACCATTGCAAGCATCGGTTGCGAAACGGTCGCCCACCTTGAAGTGGTGTCCCTTTGCAACTTCATAGGTTGTCGCGGTTGCGGTTGCAGCCGTTACAATCTGCGCGGTCTTACATACGACATACAAGCCATTATCGCCAACGGCAAGGGGTGTACCCTCAAACAATGCCGAACCGCCCAAATTGGCAACGGAAACCGTTACACCACCGGGAATGTCGGCAACGCGGTGAAGAATGCACTTCACAACGCGGTTGTCTTTCTTTCGTTTAATCGTTAATGACATACGTTTGAAAAATTAAAAGTTAAATTTCCTTGCCCGTGAAATTGTCTTTACCGGGCTTTTGGCTTTCCACGTAATCGGCAACACCCTTGGAAATACCACTTTCTTCTTTCTGTGAGAAAAGCGGGCTTCCCCCGGCGTTGTTCAACTTGTCGTCTGCCACGTTCTGATTTGCGGTTTCGATGTCCGCCGCCTTTGCCGTCAAGTATTCGTTGAAATCCGCATCGTCCTTGAAGTTCATGCGCTGAAAGTCTTTCAGGGTTTGCGCCTTGAAATTCTCATCCTTGCATCCTTTCAACTTCTCGTTCAATGCTTGAAGCCTTGCTTTTGCGATGTTGTCCGCATCATAAGCCGACAACTTTTCTTGGAAAGGCTTAACCGCTTCGGCAACCGCTGCTTTGACAACTGCGGAAATGTCGTTGGGGTCAGGTTCATCATTGCCGCCCTTGCCGCCGGGTTCGGTTTGTTTGGCAACGAAATTGAACTTCTTTTTCAAGTTCGCTTCAAAGGTCTTGTTGCTCTCGGACACCTCTTTGTCCACATCTGCGCGAACCTCCTTGACAAACTCATTCACTTGCGCATCGGTGATTTTATCAACAAGGGTTTTCGCTTCGTCCTCCGTTGCCACCTGTAACGCAAAAGCGCGTGCCATGTGGTTAAGGACATCTTTTCGCACGCCTGAAAACTTTGCAATCAGTAATGCCAAAATTGTTTCTCTCATGTTCAAATGTTTTATGTGTTACAAATCAAATCTTTGACAAAATTATAGTGTTTTATAGTAAAACACACAAGAAAATCCATGCACTTATGCTTAACTTATCCACATTTTTGCATTGCAAACGCATTTTTTCACCGAAAAAGTTTGTTATATTAAATAAAACTATTACCTTTGCAGTGTGTTACTATAAAACACAAGAGTAATAATAAATAAAACTTTCGCAACAATGAAACAAGTTATTGAGAATTTCCATGTCATAGAATCAACATCAACAAGATTGTGCGTTGAATTAGTCCCTAATTTACGTTTATATGGTCAAAGGCATTCTGACCGCCGTTCCGGTGCATCTGTATGGGAAACACGCCTGGAACAATATGGCAAATGGAAAGTACATGACAATCCTTTTGACCACAAGGATTTCCACATTGAAGAAAAATGGGGAATTATCAAGGCAAATACATTTCGCGGGGTTCGTCTTGCAAAAAGATGGTCTTACAAAGCCGACATCATAACCGCCTTGAATACCATTCCCGACAATTCAAATTCAGCTGAAAAAATCAACTTAATCCCATAATTATGAAACAGAATATCAAAGAAGCAAATGAAACAATCACTTTTCAACAAGGAAAAAGAAGCTGTAAGATTCATCCGCAAGGCTGAATCATTAGCAATGCGAATGTCCGAAAAAGGCTTTCATGTTGCCTTTTCGGGCGGCAAGGATTCCCAAGTATTACTTGCACTAATGGAATTGTCCGGGTGCAAGTATCATGCGGAAATGCAAGTTACTTCCGTTGATTCTCCAAATCTCATGCGTTTTGTCCGGGCACATTACCCACAAGTGAAATTGAACTTGCCCAAGAAGAATATGCGGCAACTCATTGTCCAAAAGAAGTTACTGCCCACACGCCAAGCACGTTATTGTTGTTCAATCCTTAAAGAACAGGCCGGGGCGGGGTCTTGCACTTGTGTTGGTGTCCGTGCTGCTGAAAGTTCCAAAAGGGCAAATCGTAAGACAATAGAAGTAATTGGGCAAAAGGGTGTCGGCTTTGACATAATCGGGAATGAATTGGTGTATGAAAATGGTGGTGGAATGTTGTTTGACCTTGATTCGGACACAAAAGTTTATTGCATCAAAGGCAAAGATAAGGTTGTTATTTCCCCGATATTTCATTGGTCGGACACGGATGTTTGGGATTTCATCAAAGGAAACAATATGCCTTATTGCGACTTATACGACATGGGATTTCATCGCATTGGATGTTTGTTTTGCCCCCTTGCATCAGTCAAGGAGAAAAGGCGCGAACTTGAAATGTTCCCTCTTGTTGCGGAAAGGGTTTATATTCGTGCTATCCGCGAACTTATGGAAAAAGGGCATTATGACAACTTCAAATCCCCGGAACAATGCTTTGAATGGTGGATAAGCAATGAAAGTGCATCTTTATGGTTAAGTAAGCAATGCACGAAAAGTTTATTTGATTGATGTTATATTAAATAAAATAATTACTTTTGTATGAAAATGACAAGTATTGAAACACTCGCAACCCAATATGGGTTATCGGTTGAGTTCCTGAACGAACTTGAAGCAAAGGTTGTGGACAAGGAAAACTTTGCCCGTGCGGTCAAGATGTTTGCGGACGGTCTATTGCCTTATGACATGGCAACCGGGAAAGACCCAATCAATGTTGCAGAATACCGCAATACCGTTGCAAAGAACTTGCGTGAGTTCCGGCGCAATCAACAAGAAAAGGTCAAAGCGGCAATGGAACAACAACGCAAGATTGTGGAGTATTACACGGGCTGCAAGCGTTTGGCATCACACGGCAAGGCAAATAAAGCCGTTTCAGAGGTTGTATTTGTCAAGGATGGACACTTGGTTGCCTTTGCACACTTTGAGCCAAAACAAGGCGGTATCTACATGGCAAACAATGAAGTCATGCCCAACTTCCGTTGGCAACCGCATGAAGCATTGGCAAGGCTGCGCAAGCTGAACAAAGCCTTTTATCGGAAAGTGAAGAAAGCGGCTGTAAATTCACCGCGTGAATGGTTTGATTTTAGTATTAAACAATGAATGGCAATACAATATATCACGTGTGCTTGGAGGGCGCATTGCACCGGTATTTCGGTTCAATATCCGCCATCTTTGACCAATTCACCCCGGAAGATTTGGGGGTGTCAAAGTCCCGGTTGTGGGCATACGGAATCACGGAAGAAAAGCCGTATAAGAACAAGAAATGCGTAATCCGCAAGGGGATTATTCACCGAAAGAAAACGAATCGGACACCGCCTTGATGCAATTGCAGTGCATTTGCATTGCAAAACTATTGCAAAATTTATGCAAACTGCATTCTTTGCACTACAAGCACCACAATAATACTACTTGAAGCACTTAAAAAAAACACTTTTGATGTATAACAAATGGACAAAACAAGCAAAAATGCGCTCTTTGAAATTATTGATTATCAGATTATTTGTGCAATTGCTATGCAAATGCAATGCAAGACTAATGGTTTGCTTTGCTATTAAATAAAATAAAAGAAAATAATATATATAGAAATACTCTCTAAAGAGAGTACAAAGAAAAACGCCAAGCGTTTTACCTCTCTTTTCGGGAAATGGTGTTTTATAGTAATCCAAAATTAAGACAAATCATTAAGTTCGTGCGGTTTGAATGCTTGGGTTAGCGGTAAATTGACTAATTTTGCGGCATTGTTGAATTATTAAATATCAAAATATGGTTACATTTTTAGTCATTCTTGCAATTGTTTGTTTTGCCTGTGCAATATATTCAATTGCATCAAAAGGGAGTTCAACCCCGAACCAACCGATGCAAGACGCATTAACGCCCGAACAAAAAACTTGGTTACAAAATGTTGGTAGGATTTATGCAGAAAATAGGGCAATGCCTTTTCTTGACGTGTTCGTTGAATGTGGTATGCCTAAAGAAATTGCTTATTCCAAGAATGGAGAATTAATAAAACAAAACATTCCCTTTAATTCAGAAGAAACAAGGCATGACGGCAATGATGTTTTCAGTGCTTACCAATTTGCTATAAGTCAAAGGTATGAATTGCAGAATGACGAATTAAGCCCTATTGATGCCTCAACCTATGGTTTGAATATGAAAAAGGATGAAATTTTATATCACCGAATCAATGGTGTTACCTTGCATAAGGAAAAAACATTGAAATACAATGTTACATATACGGGTATGCGGTGGCAATGTGGATTGCTTCGTGCTGGCACAATGTCAGTTATAGGGAATGAAATTACCCGCTTTCAACCAATGGATATTGGTCGGCTGTTTATTACAAATCAACGGATTTTGTTTGTAGGTAAGCAAAACAATGTAACAACATCAATACCAATCAAAAGTGTTTTATTTTACAATTTGTATCAAGATGGCGTTCTTGTTAATATCCCCAATCGCAAGCCTATCTTATTGAAATTTACAACCGGGTATGATACCGAAATTCTTTCAGTTGAAGACGGATTGAATGAATTTGTAATTGTGTTGAATCGTATTATACTTGGAACTGAAAAAACAAAAATGAATTGACAAATCCACCATAAAAAGGGCTTCGCGCCCTTTTTTATTGCACTATTATGTATTACTATAACCCATAATCAAAATGTTTTTGTTATTTTTGCGCCAAAATTGCTTGAGGATTAAAGAAATTGTGTACCTTTGTAGTGCTTAACATACTACAAGGCGGCGCAAGAACCGCAAACATAATCCGTTGGCGGTATTTTTATACCATGACGGAAACATATAACGGCATTGTACCCCCGTGGAAATCTGTAATAGAAATCCAGCCTTGTAGGTGTTAAGCGACGGGAAAGGCAATGCCGTTTTTCTATTGCCTGAAACTTTCATAAATCGCTTAACAATGAAAGATTCGATTAAAATTTTTGAGAATGCCCAATTCGGGCAAATCCGTACATCAGTAACGGAAAGTGGAGAACCATTGTTTTGCCTTGCCGACCTGTGTAAGGCAATCAATGTGGCTAATCACCGCAATGTGGCAAAGCGCATTGAGCAAGATGGTGTCCGCCGAATGGACATCACCGATTCATTAGGCAGAAATCAACAAGTCCTTTTTGTAACTGAACCGGGAATGTATGAAGTATTGCTTCGTTCCGATTCTGAAAAGGCAAAGCCATTCCGCAAATGGGTATGCGGTGAAGTGCTGCCAAGAATCCGCAAGTCGGGCGGTTACATGGTCGCGCGTCAGGACGAAACGCCGGAACAAATCATGGCACGTGCTTTGATGGTAGCCAAGGACACCATCGACCGCCAACAAGCCACACTTGCGAAAGCCGAAAGCAAGGCATTACTTTTACAAAGTCAGAATGAAGCCCTTGCACAAATGAATGAAGCAAAATCAAAGCACATCCGCCAACTTCTACCCGCTGCCACATTCGCCAACGCGGTGAAAACATCCGACCATTCAATTCTTATCGGGGAACTCGCACGTATCATCAAGCAAAACGGGGTGGAGATAGGGCAAAACCGCCTGTTCGCATGGATGCGCGACAAAGGCTTCCTTTGCAAGCGTGGTGAAGCCTACAACCAACCGACCCAAAAAGCGATGGACATGGGCTTGTTTGAACTCAAAAAGACCGTTATCACCAAGCCATCGGGTGATTCACTTGTGACAACCACCACCAAGGTAACCGGGAAAGGACAAGTGTACTTTGTAAACCGTTTCTTGTATGATGAAATGAACCGCAAAGGCGATGAAATCCAACGTAACATCGAAGAAAAGATGAAAGGAGGTGCGCTATGATTCAGGTAAGCAAGCAAACGGAAAACTTCATTGAGTGCATGAAAACCATGCAAGAACTTTACACAAAGGTTTATTCTTCACTTGAAGAACTATATTCAGAAGAAGATACCGAAAGAATCATTGCCGACAACTTCATCATGGAATTTGGCGCACTTGAAAAGCGCGTTGAATCCCTTGTGATAATGTCCATGAAAGAACGGATGAATGACTTGACAAAGGAAGAAATCTAAAAGAATATAAAATAATTCGGGGAAACGTATATATTCCGACTATTATTTATTACCTTTGCACATAGAAATGAATGCCTTATGATTATTAGGCTTGGGATTGCAGTTCCTTTGACCCTAATTTGATTCAGGCATTCATTTTTTTATTATCTTCAAGATACTTTCCTTATCCGAAATGCTGTGCAGCTTCAATTCTCCCTTTGGGGATTCACGCACGATAATCCAAGACTTATCACCGTTAATTTCCACTTCAAACAAATGTGCTTTCCAAGTAGCATCATGCTTATCTTGACCATATCCCAAGTATTTTGCGTGTTTCAGAACATTGTCAATGTCAAGTATAAGTTCGTTCTTGTCCATAATATGCTTGTGCGGTTGGTTAAGCCATTCTTTTATGGTTGCATTGCTTACGTTTACCGGGGTGTTGAACAAAGATAGCTTTATGGCATTATTGACTGCTGTTTTGGCTTCTTCCCTTATGGCTTTTCTTCTCTTGCGCATAGTCTCAATCCTTGCCGTCACATCCGCCATAAGGCTTGCTTGTATTTCGTGTGTTGGTGGAACGGTCGGCATGGTCGGCAATGCAATCTTCAACCCCTTGGACAAATCCCCGTTCTTGAAGTTGTCCCGGATAAAATAGGGGGTGGAACTCCAACCCTTTTGCGCTTCGATATGGTCTTTCACCCACACTTTGAAGCTGTCCGGCACATCGGTAACGGTGTTTGCCGCTTGCTTGTGCTTGTAGGTTGTACCACGCAATGCCGCTTTGAGGTCGCCCAACTCATTATCATCAAAGGTTTCTTCATCCATCAGAATAGGGATTGCATAACACATACATTGTGGATGCCACCCAATAAACTTGAATGTTTTGGGGTATCTGCCAACAAGACGGGCGCAAATATCACATTCGCACAACGGTTCATGGTTGCTTCTTACAATCTCATAGCCAACGACAAAATCAAGCGATTGCCACCTTTGCCAATCACTTTCACGATAAGCCATGTTGATTTCTGAACGGGTAAGCCTTTGGGCATTCTTCACGCTTGACCGATAAACACCCCGTCCGGGATGGAAAGCCCTTGCAGCCTTTGACAACACAAGGTTGCCGCGCTTATCACGGACACGGCGGAACAATCGGTTCGGGTCTTTCAAGTTCTGCTTGACATCCCTTGCCAATTGTTGTGCGCTGCGACCCTCGCCCAATCCTGCATCAAGGGCGGTTTCCATCTGTTCCCGGTATTGCCCAACGTACTTCCAAACACGTTCCGAAAGGTTCAACCCCTCAACCTTGCGCCCCTGAAAGGCTTGCAAAGCATCCAAGTTGCGGTCTTGCATCTTGTTCAACCGCGCCTTGCTCAACTTGCTTGTGTTGAATATGGATGCAATGAAGCCATCATTCTTTTTGCAAGCGAACAACCATTGTTTCTTTGACCCGGTTTCAATTGTGGTTGTCAGACGGTCGGCAAGTTGTATGGTAACATCTTGCATCACCCCTTTTATTTTAGGGTAATCATCAAAGGAAAAGGGCTTGTCGGGGTCAATCTTACCCCTTGCGGCGGCTTGGGATATTTCCTTTGTCGCTACATCAAACAACGCATCAACGGCACGTGCATATTGTTCCGTTGTCCTGTAATGGGCATTGTCGAATGCCTGTATCGAAAACCGGGTTGTCTTTTGTCGCTTTGCCATTATTGACGGATTTTGAAGTGTTCACATTGAGGGTCTGACAAGAAACGGCAATACTTGCCATCGGTGTAATAAGGGCAACGGCACATGAATGGCTTGCCGTTTGCCCCTATTTCGTGCCAATCGTATGAATGCGCACAATCACGGCAATGGTACTTTGTCTTTTCAATTGCTTTCTTCTTTGCCATAGTACGTTCCTTTTGATGTTACATATTCACCATGATTCAAGCGTTCAAACGTGCTTTTATCAACGTGTACGCGGTGGATATGGCATGAATCAGCGACCCACACAACCCATTCATCGGAATGGTGGGTTGTTGTAGGTCTTTTCAATACGACATTATATTGCGTGGTGGTATGTGCCGGGATAAACCTTTTACCAACAACATACCCTTTTACCGGGCTTTCCTCACATCCTGCAAGGAACAACACCATCATTATTGCAAATAGAATCTTACGCATCGACATCAATTTGAGGTTCACCAATCATAAATGAATTTTCAGCGGATTGCTCCGATTTAAGTTTCTCTATTGTCTTGGTCGGGTCTTTGGACAATCCGACACGCTCAACCGATTCTTCTTGTGAAATCACGGGCTTGTTGCCGTTGGCGGTTAGCCAATAATTCAAATCATCCAAATCACTTGTAATCATGTACGGCACAATTTCGGGTTCAATCTCTACTTGGTCGCATTCTTCTTCAAGTGTGGTGTTCATCATGCCGATATAAGCAAGAATCACGTTCACACGGCGTTGCAAGTATTCATCAAAGATTTCGCACTTATCTTGAACTTTCAAGTGCGCATCCATGAAAAGCAACTTCAACGCAACCCCGGAAATCGCCCCAAGCCCCTTGACCGAATCAAAGGAAATATCGGGTGTCTGCGTGATTGTATAAATCAGTTTCAAAAGGGTTTCAATCTCCAACTTAACCGCTTCCGGGGCTTGCTGCCATGACACATATTGCATGGTTGCGCCATCCTCTCCCTCAATGACTGCGCCGGAATCGCCTTTCTTTGCCCAACCATTGATTTGCCCGGTAACAAAGATTTTCGGGCTTGCGTGATAGTCGTTGGTGTCGGCAAAGTTGGAAAGCAAGGTTTCCAATCTATCAATCAGGGCATCCACATCTTCGGTTTCAAACTTCGGTTGGTGTCCATAGATAACTGGAATCTTGCCAATGGCAACGGGTTTGGGATAACCGGGTACAACTTCATATCCGTTGTTTCCGTTCATCCACAACCAATGTTCCTTGTCCGTGAATGTTTCAAAGTAATCAACCGCATTGTCCTTGCTGTCCTTACGGCTGAAAGCACGTGAAAACGCCACCATGTCCCCGGTTTCGTCAAAGAACGGGTAAAGGGTATCACCATAAGCCGGGGAAAACAAGGTGCAACGCATCTTGTGGTTGGTCGGGAATCCGTATTTGGTGTGCTTCTTCTCTTTTTTCACCGTGTGCCAATACTCCGCACATTCCTTGAAACCGAATATAGACCGCCCGATTTTGCGGTTCAAAGACTTGCTTTTGACATCGTAAAGAATGCGGTTCAATGCCTTAACAATCATTTCTTGCTTCTCATTCTCCGGGGTATTGTTGTACTCCGGCGCATTGCCGAAACAAAACGACACGGCACGGGAAATAATCAGTTTTTGAAGCGCGATTGCAACACGTGCCACTTTGACCGTGCGGAAATTCGTGCTTTCGCCGTTGGTGTCAATCACCTTTTGCGCCGATTCACCTTGTGCATCATCCGTTGTTTTCACTCGCTTGTCAGGGCGCAAGACGGGGTTGTTAATATCATGCAACTTGGGATTCAAAGCCTTGTTTGCGGCTTCCGTGTCCGGCTGCGCGATATAACGATGGGATTTCAATTCGGGAATGGCATCATTGCCCTTGTTTTCCCTTGCCAATTTCAAAATTTCTTCAATCGTCATAATTTATTTGTTTTATAGTGATACACATTTCTACCCAAAAAGACTTGCCACATCGGACTTGTTGCGCCTTGGTCTGCGCTCGATTGTTCCCGTTAAAGCATCCGGCGCATCATCATGGGCGTTCTTTCCGGCTTTCAGATAGCCACAAATGGCATTCGCAAATTCAGGGAATAGGCGTTTCCAACCTTGCGGCATGATAGTGAGGTTCTGAACGGTTGCGGAATTGCTGAAAATGCGGACATCCTTGTTGTCGGTTTGGGCAAACCACTTGAATGTTGTTTTGTTGTTTCCCATTATCCGGCATTGCTTTTCCACGTTCCGGGCAAATCCACGACCGCCATTGTTCGATTCCACAACGCATTCGGCAACATTGTGTTTGGAAAGCATCTTTGCAAGGGCGGGTTCGGTGTACTCCATTGCCCTTGCCGTGTAAAGCACATCAACAATGTAGTTGGCAATTTCCGTTTCATCATAGATAATTGCACAAAGATAGTCCGTACCCGTGTCGGCGGTGTCCACGTATGCTTTGCGCCTGCATCGCATTGTTGCCGGGCGTGTGATATATTCCGAAAAGCCGCTTTCGTACATAAGACCCTCGCTTGGTTGTGGGTCTTGTTGGTACAAGGATTCAAAGACTTGTGGATTGCGCTTGCGGATGGATTGCAGCTTGTCAAGATTGTGCCTTTCCGCCCAAAGGGGTTCACCCTCTTGTCTTGGGTCATAGTCCGTGGGCGCACCCTCTTTGATAGCCTTGTAAACAACGACAACCCACCCATTCGGGTTTGTGTCCTTGTCGTATGTGCCTTGTTGCCGCAATAGTGTTCCCGCCAAATCATCTTCATGCCATCGTGTAAAGACAATCAATTGTTGGGAATCATTATGAAGTCGGGTTTCTGCAACCGTATCGTACCAATCGGAAACGGATTCACGGACTATCGGCGACCATGCCGTTTTCGCATCCTTGTAAATATCATCCATAATCAGCACATCAACGGGTTCACCCGTCAATGCACCACCCACACCAACGGTTTTGAATCCGCCCCGGTGTCCTACAATCTCGCATTCATCGGCATTGCGCAACCATGACCCGGCAACGGTTGTAACATTGCTTGCATTCAAGGATGTTTCGGGGAATATGTCGTGGTATTCCTCGGAATCAATGATTCTTTGGATTTCGCGGTTGAACTTTCGTGCTTTGGGCGCATTATAAGACACAATCGCCACTTTCTTTTCCGGGTTGTCCCCAAGGATGAAAGCGGGCAATCTTCGTGTTGAACCCTCGCTTTTGCCGTGCTGCGGGGGCATAAAGACCATAAGTTTGCGAATGTTGCCGTGGGCAAAGTCGGTCAATACTTGGTAATATCGGCGGTGAAAGTCTGCCGGGCGAAACGTGGGCATCGTGGAAAGGGTAAAACGCAACAAATCGGAACGACTTTCACGTGTAAGCCGTTCTTTCATCGCCTTGTATAGTCTTATCTTGTCCGCCCTCTTTTGCATCACTCCAACTTCCTTTTCAGTTCCTCAATTTCCTTGTCCAATTCTTCATCTGTCTTGTTGGCAAACAAATCCTTGCCATCCTTTCCCGTTACCTCGGTGGACTGCCTGTTGCGCCAATGCTCCGGGTCGCCGTTTGTCAATGTGAATATGATTGCCGCCGTGTCGGGTTGAATGTGCTTCTTGGTGGTGGTTTGCTCCTTGATTATCGGCTTGGGGTTGCCCCTCTCATCCTTTTTGCTTCCGGGGACGGTTACAACCTTGGTTTCGGTTACATCGTACCCCTGAATCTTCTTCATCAAGGATTTCTTTGCTTCAATCACCATCAATTGCATTCGTTCTTCCTTTGCCTGTGCAATGGCATCGGCAAAGTCGGGGTAATCATTGACCCATGCGTGATATGTTTTCGGTGTTATTCCTACTTGGCGGCAAACCTCGGCAATGGTGTATGTGTCGGACTTCACAAGCCCAACAATCTTGTCCACCGTTTTTTTACTGAACTTTGCCATGCTTCAATCTCCTTTTTAGAGTTGATTTTGTTACATTTATAACTATTCTTTCAATTCACACTTAAACCCTCGGTCTTGTAACTCGCTGAATAACAATGACAATTTGGTTACATCCCCACATTCAACGATTAAACGTGTGTCAATCACCTTTTTACCACCATCGGCGTTGTCGCTTTCCGCTTCGGCTTCTTCTTCAATGGGAACACCCCAATCTTCGGGGTCAAAGTCGAATTTTTCCGCTTCCTGCATGATTAAATCGGTATCAAAGCAAAGGTTGGCTTTGCTTGTCGCGTTGTCTGCAAGTGCAAGTTCACGACCCTTTGCCGAATCCAAATCAATATCCTTGCGCTTGACCGCCACAAGTGAATTGCCATCGGTTTCAACAATTATCACATTGTCAAAGCCAATGTCGGCGGCTTTCTCCGCTGTTTTGTTTCCGGCAATGATACGGTTGTTCTTGTCAATAAGGATTGAACGACCAAGCCCGAACTTGCGCAAGGATTCATCCATAAGGTGTTCACCGAATTGTGTACCCTTGTTGAAATTCTTGTTGTCCGGGATAAGGTTTTCAATCCTCGTTTCAATCATCTTTGCCATAGCATCGGAAACATTGCGTGAAACAACCAAATCACCAAGATTGCGAAAAGCGCACCGAATGCCGCACCAAGGATTGTGAAAAGTGCATCCATAACTTCAACCGTGCCATGCCCTTTTGAATCCCACCATTCTTTGAGAATTGCCGCAAGACATCCGGCGATAAAACCGACCCACGGGGCAACCAAAACACCGACAAGAAAAGCAATCAAAGCACCAACAATGAAATGTTGGCGTTTGTCGGGTTGTTTGGCGGCTTCTCTGACACTTTCAAAGGCTTCAATGATACTTTCCTTTGCTTCGGCAAAAAAGCCCTCAAACGCTCTTTAATCGGGGCTTTCTCAAATACACATTCTCCGGAAAGGAAAACGGGAGGTTGTGTCTTGCCGGATAACACCCCCAACCACACTTTGCCGTTAAATAACACATTCATGCGCTCCTTGAAAGACAACTTCCAACAAGAAACGCATTGTTTGCCATCGTTCCACACGTGCAACGACTGACATTCTTGTTCCGTCATTGTGGACGGTCTTTGCAATACCTTTGTGGATTGCGGAAAATCAATTGGTTTCATATCTTTTTGCGATTCATTTGTAATGCAAATGCAAAGTTAAAGGGTGTATCACAATAATACACCCTTTAAGCCAAAAAGATACACTAAAGTTATAAACACTTCAATCGGATGGGCAAGTTGGCATAAGACCAAGCAAGCAATGCTGCATCCCTCGATTCTTGGTTTGTCCTGCCAATTAACCCGGTTATCTGTTTCAGTTCATCCGCCGTAATCTTGCCGTCTTTGCCTTTCCAACACTTGCGCAACGGGGCGTGTTCCAGCACTTCAAGCCCCTTTGCACGTGCCATTTCGCAAATCAACTTGCCCGTTTGATGGTTTTGCCCAACCTTGTAGCCTGTTGCGGCGGCATATTCCTTGCGCGAACCGAACTTCAAGTGCCAATTGCTTTTCATCATCCATGATGCTTCAACAACCACAATCACACTTTGCCCGGTTTCCTTGCTTCTTGCAACAACATGGTCGAAATAATCCACCAACCGGGCAAATGGCAAGGTTGAAACCTCCAATGTCCTATCTTTGACATTGAGGTGAGCAACACCCGATTTGTCAATGTCCGGGTCAATGCCAATCACATTTTGATATTTCATAAGGCATCAGGAATCAAAAAGGCAAATCATCATTTTGTTGTGTCGACGCGGATGGTTGTTGTGCTGCCGGACTTGCCCCGGCTGCTTGTTCACCTTTCAGACCGCACAAGTTCACTTCACTTGCATTCACATTGACCGCAACTTGTGTGTTGCCGTTCCTGTCTTGATAAGACTTCACCGACAAGCGACCACGGACGAACACTTTGCATCCCCGTTTGAGGTATTGAGTAAGACCGCCGCCATCACCATACCACAAGACGGAAACCCACGTTGTCGATTCAACCGTTGTGCCGTTGGCATCTTTTCTTCTCTCTGAATGTGCGACATTGAAAGACACATACTTTTTGCCGCTGAAATCCTTAATTTCGGCATCGTTCCTGATATTGCCGATAACTTCACATTGTAACATTGTTTTTTGATTTTAATTTTGATTATCATCTATGAATCCCACTTCAATGCCAACATAACCACCCCGGCGAATATGGGCTTCTATTTCTGATTCACTCTCAATTGCGCCCTCGGAATCATCATCATACAAGGCGAACACTTCCACTTTGCCCAATGCTTGTTTGGCTTCCGCTTCTGTCAGAACGTGCCAAACAAAGCCATCTTCCGTTATCTTAACACGTTTCATTTGTAATTCATTTGTTATGCAAGTGCATTGCATTTGCTTGTTAATACTTCTTATTGTGCATGGACGGGCGGTTTTCGTTGTACCTCATTTTCTGCTTGATATGCCAAGACAAATCAATTCCCAAAGTCTTTGTCCAATTCTCTACATAATGCAAGCCGAATTGAATGCGCTTTTCAACACCAATGACATCACGGGACAATCCCTTGCACAAGGCAAATGCGTTTTCCGTGAAGCTGAATTTGTCATAAGCACGGAAATATCGGCATGGCTGCATCTTGTCGAAATCAACGCCCAAAGCCCCGGCAAGGTCTAAAAGCCGAATGGCAATGTCGGCAAATTCATCTTCAACGGTGTTTTTGATGTGCGAAACAAAAACATCTTCAAAAGATTCTCCGGCATCCAAATCTTGTTTCACAAGTAATTTTGTACCATATCCGGCTTTATCACCCTTTCGGTCGGCTTCCACTAATTCGGCAACCTCGGTGATAACAAGCATCAAACAATGTTCGTTGCTCTGTCTTTCTTTCCAAAAGCCATGATTCACGGCGTTGGAATGTGCTTTGTCTTTTAATTCGTGGTAGTTCATGTCTATAAAAATAATCTTGGTTGAACGGGTAACGAAAGTATTTGTTCGTTTGCCGCTTTGAAAAATTCTTTCTTTATCTCAAATCCGTATGCTCGGCGGTCAAGGTTTCTTGCCGCGTACAAGGTTGTTCCACTTCCGGCGGTCGGGTCAATCACCACATCGCCGGGGTCTGTGAAAATGCGAATCAGATATTCAAGCAACGGGACGGGCTTTTGTGTCGGATGCACTTTTGGGGTTTTATTATCCCTTACCCAATCAATGCAATTGAACACCATTGCCCCCCCCATTATTGAATTTTGGCAACTTGTCGCGGTACAACAAAACACCGTATTCGCAATTTCCAACAACTTTCATGTTGGCTTTCAGCACTTGTGCGGAAAAGTTCTTGCGGAACACAAGGTTGATGTAATGGTTGAAACCGTATTTCTTGCCCAACTCAATGTATTTGAATTGTTGTTCAAACTCGCAAAACACAATCATGCAAGGGGCTTTCCCGGCTTCCTTTGGCTCTTTGATAAGCATTTGGGAACAAAAGTGCATAAATTCCGCCGGGCGAAAATCCTTGTCAGTGTCGAAAAATTTCTTTCCGGCTTTGGCGGATTCTCCCTTTGTATTGTCGCCATCCACATACCATGATGGATTGCTTGCATAAGCATTCACGCCCAAGTTATAAGGCGGGTCGGCAATAATCAATTGTGCCTTGGGGATTCCATAAACCTTGAAGTTTTGGAAATGGTCATTGAATAATTCAACCTTGTTCATCGCTTCACAATGTCATAAACCGCCCGTGTCAATTCAATATCATAAAGTGCATTATGCAAAGAATCATCGGACACGGACACGCCCAAGAACTTTGCAACGGTGGACAACTTGAAGTTTTCCATTTCGGGGCGGCGGTTTGCAAGGTATGCGGATGCAAGAACCATCACATCAATGGAATTTGCCCAAAACCAACTGCCGAAATAGACATCACCGTTTTGCAGAAAGAACCCACGCAAAAATTGATTATCAAATGCGGCGTTGTTGTAGCCAACCAAAAAGAACTTGTCTTTCTTGTTGTACTTGTCCACATACTTTGCAAGCATTGCCACAAATTCGGAATACACTTGCCCCATCGGGGGATAAGCAAGGATTTGTTCACGTGTTACCCCGGCAACTTTCAAGGCTTCATCCTCGATTATTGCCTTGGGGTTCGGCTGCACATGAAAGTCGAAATCCTGAATGTGTTTGCCGTCAATCACGATTGAACCGCTAATTTGATGGATTCCGTTTCTACCGGGATTTGTCCCGGTTGTTTCAAGGTCAAAAAATAATAGTTTCATTGTTGTTTTGTTTTATAGTAATACAATCATTGATTAAAAAGATTTGGTTCGGGCGGTTTATTGACTGCCTCAATATCTTGCACCCTCTTTATTTCCTTGTCGATTTCCTTTTCTATCGCCTTGGATTTTTCAAGGGTCAAATGGCTGCGGGTCTTGAAATACTCCTTTTGCAGTCGGCGCATTTCAACCACTTTGTCGAAAAATTGTCTTGCATTCATTGTTTCTTATATTTTTGATAACCATTGTTCATAAATCCGGGACGCAACTTGTGCCATCATCACGGGCGGCACGGACATTCCGCAAATGTATTGGGGACTTTGTCCGGCAAAGTTGTAATCTTGTGGGAAACTCGATATACAACAAACTTCACTTGCACCCAAGAACCGGGGTTGCTCAAAGTGAATCAAGCATGATTCCTTGCTTGCAAGGGTGGGGCATATCCTATCCAAGTACACATAAGTTTGATTGAAATTGCTTCCTTTGCCATACAACCGTTCATTTGCCGCTCCTTGGTTCAAGTCCCCATGTTGGCGATTCTCCCACAATAGGCGGATAACCTTTGATTTTGCTTCACGCCCTTTGAAATCCGCACATTCACCAAACATTATCGGCTCTTCCTTGAAATCCATATCCAAGTATGGATAAGCATCAAACAAATCACGTTGGCATGGTACTTTGTCAATCAAATCTTTTCGCAAGCATACAAAGAACACACGTTCACGCCGTTGCGGAACACCCATTCTTTGCGCATCAAGCAACCAATGTTGGCAATAATACCCGGCATCATCGAATGATTCATGTATGCGGCGCACATATTGCTTTGCTTCACCAAGCAACAAGCCTTTCACGTTTTCAGCCACAACCACTTTCGGTTGCAATCTCTTTGCAAGGTCAATGAAGTCAAAAAACAACGTGTCCAACACTTGTTCCGCCTGTCCCTCTCGAAAGTGCTTCATCTTGCCCCAAGCATCTTCCCGGCTTCCCGCCATGCTGAATGTGGAACAAGGCGGCGACCCGTCCAAAATGTCAAGGTTGAACAATTCGGGCGGCAAATCTTCCTTTGTCTTGAACTCTTGTATCGGTTCAAGGAAAGGGAAACGCGGGTTGTGATTCTGACAATATGCGTACATCATGCGGTGGTCTATCTCATTGCAACCGATAACATCAAACCCGGCAAGTTTGTAACCCATCGAACTGCCCCCCCCCACAAGCGAAACACGAAAAGACCGTGCCTTTGTCTTTCGTGAAGTTGGCATCCGCTAAATTCCAACGGTAATCAAATTTGTGTTTCATTAGCTTGTTTTATTTAATATATCATTTACACGTGTTGCCAATTCTCGGAATTGGGGGTTAAATCTGAAATCATCTTCATACTTGTTCAATAAGTGAAGCATTGAAGAATGGTCGCGGTGAACGAACTTGGCAATCTGTGTCAATTTCATTTTCGCCTTGCGACAATGGTACACGAAAATCATGCGTGAATAGAACCCATCACGTTTGCGCGATTTTGTGATATATTCACCAAAACGCATCCCGGTAACTTCATGGATTGCATTCTGAATCCGCATCACCTCTTTGTTTTCCCGGCGCACGTTGGATTCAAACCACACATCTTTTCCAAGGCGGTTTGCAATGTCGTATTCAATTTGCGCCCCCTTTGAATCTGTCCAATTGTCCATCATGTAGATGGCATCACACTTGAAAAGCATTTCAATGTCCTTGACCATGTGTTGTTCCCAAGGTGCATCATCGGACATTCCCTTTTCCATCGGGTTCACGGCTTCAAAACCGATTTCATCAAGCAAGGCTTGTGCATCGGCGAACTTTTGCCGTGTTTCTTGTCGTGGCAAGCCTGTAATCTTGCCGGATATATAAATTTTCATTCTCTATGTATTTGATTTTTGGTTATTATATAGAAACTTGTTCACGAAATAGACTTGACCTTTGCCCGTTACTTTCGTGGTTGTTGATACCATTGTTTCACCGTTTGCCTTTTGGATGGTGGTTTTCTTCATTTCAAACAAGCCCATTTCCATTGCCTTTTGTGTGGGTTGGTTGTACCTCTCCCCATATTGGCACAAATAGCCGTTTTCACGCATCCAAGCGAAAAGCCGCTTTTCCCCGGTCGGAACACCGTTTTGGCAAATGATTTTTGCCAACTCTCCAATCAATACCGATTGTTTCGCCGTTTCAACCGCTTGCGAGAACAAAACACGGGGTCTTTCCGCTTCAATCTGCTTTTGCTGCCGCTCGATTTGTTCCGCTTGTGAAGCTGCAAGGCGTAAGGCTTCCGCAAATGTTTGTGGAATAGCCGGGGTTGCTTGCTTCACTTCCTGAACAATCCGTTCCATTGCATTGAATTGTTCAATGAATCCAACCTTGAATTGCATTGCCTTTGCACCTGTCAGACCCATTGCAAGCAATGAAAATCCGTCCCGATTCATTAAAAACATCGGGCGTGGTTTGTTTTGCGCATCATAGTACATTGATTCACAAAACCATTTTTGGTGGGCTGAATTTTCAGCCGACCCCAAGATGTTGCGGATTGACTGCATAATGTTCTTATGCTGTTTTCCGAACACTTGCGCCACCTTGACGGAATCCGTCACGGGCGTTCCCCTGTTAGTCTTATAGACCACATTTTGTTGAATAATGCCGTTCATTGTTATATAGTTTATTATTAGTTACTTATTCCGCATCATCATCAAAATATCCTTGGTTTTCATCCATGAATGCTTCAAAAGCATCATCGCAATATGTACCCTCGCACAACGAATCACATTGATGGTCAATTTCACCATTTTTCCAAGGGCAATAATTGCATAAATCATCACCAAGTTGCGTTTTCAATTCTTCTCTGCTCATAACCCCAATTCGATTTTTGCGATTGCTTCCAATTCATTCAATTTCCTTTTCAAGGCTTCTTCTTGTTCATCCATCACCTTAATTGCAATTTCGGGTGATATATTGAAAATCCGCATTGAAGAAGAAATGTCATTGGGAACGCCCAATTGCATACCTTTCCCATATTTCCCAAAGCTGCAATCCCTTTCGGAAATCGGGCGGTCATCTTTCTTTTCTTGCTCCCGCACCCTTTCAACCTCATTGCGCATATCTTCCTTGATATTGGCAATTTCTTCCAATTGTTGATGGCAATTATAAATTTGCCTTGCTGTTTCTTTTGTTATCATATCATTAAATTTTACATTTTTCTTCTGTCTTTTCCTTTGATTTCAAAGTAATTACACATTTCAACCAATCGACTTGCCACCCGGTCGCCGTACCTGTTCACCAACTTTTCACCGTTGATTTTAAGATTTGAGGTTATAAGGGTCATTTCATCGGTCTTGTCGCCCCGGTGTTCGATAAGCTGCCGGACAACATCAACACGGTTTCCCATGTATAGTGATTCTTGCGGCTCACTCCCTAAATCCTGAATGCCTAACATCGGCAACTTCTTCAAGGTGTGAATGTCCCCGGATTCAACGAAAGAATCACAAATGGCATCGGCACGGGTGATTCTCCACCAAAGGGAACGTGGTGTTATATCATCAATAAATTGCACTCTGAATCCCCAAGCGGTGCAATATGCTTGCATAATTTCAAGACACCATGATTTCCCCGTGCCTGTGTTTCCGGCAATATAGATACCCCTTTTCAAGCGACCGGGAACAACATCCCGTGTTTCGGGGTTCAAACATTGCATTGTCGGGTCGCAATGACACCATTTGATGAAATTTTCGTAAGTGAAGCGGTTTTCATCATCAATCACGAACTTGGGATTTCGGCTTTTTCCGATTGCTTCAACAATCTTCAAGGCTTCCGCAACATCATAATGCAAGTATTGAAACCGTGTGAATCCGGCAAAAATCCCGCGTTGGTTTATGGCATTCAAGACTTGCCCAATGCTCGGCATTTGAATCTTGACTTCCTTTTGGTTGCCGTTCTTGTCGGTTATTGTTTTCTTTACGTCCATTCGTCATTGCAATTTTTGTTGGTTTGACTTCTTGTTGCCGCCGGGCGGTTGTCGCGTTTCGACCAAGTTACGATTGCCATGCGCCAATCTTTCATCTTGTTCTTGCCGACCATCCAACCTTTGCTTTCATAAAAGGCAATGAATGCTTCCGCATCTATCGAATACCCTTTTTCTTGAATATATGCTTGAACTTCTTGCAATGTAGGGGGGCAAAACCGTTTGACGGTTTTTGCTTTTTCCCTCTCTATATCGTTAGATATAGATTTATTCTTTTCTTTTATTTTCTTTTCTTTTATTGCATTGCAATCCATTACTTTTGCATCGGGTTTGCTTTGTATTTGCTTTTCACGCCTTGAAAGCCAACTACTTAAAGCGGCTTGTTTCCGCTTCTCGGTTATGTCGTTGCGCTTGTTTAGCCGTGCATTTACGGAATTAGACCAAAACTTTTCACCATCATTCTGAAACAAGTTGAAGTCATGGACAACACTTTCAACAATGTTGCTTTCCGTATGCAATACAAATGCAATGCTTTTGCAAGCGGTCAAGGGTAATTCGCCGCCTTGCTCGTATAGGCTTTCAATGATAGCCCAAAAGACACCAAGCCCGGCAACCCCATGTTCGCACAATACTTCTTGCAACTTGGGGTCATTGCGGGCATTGTAATCATGTGGAAAATACTCTTTCATGGCTTCATCCTTTTTTGTGATTCACCAAGCCCGAACAAGGCAAAATCATACTTGCAAGGGTCGCTTTTATCTAATTCACGCAATTGGGCGGTCAGTTCCTCGACCGTTGCCCGGTCATTCCCATTGCGGCTAATCAAGCCCATTTCCCGCCCGATGCGGGCAACATGGGTGTCAAGTGGTATCATCAATTGGCTTGGATTCACATTGTGCCAAATGCCCAAATCCACAATACCATCTTGCCGACACAACCAACGCAACATAAGATTCAACCTTTTGCAAGGTGAACCGCCTTTGTGTCTGTTAGGTGTCGGGTTGGAAAGATGTTTTGAGTATTCGCCGCCATTCGCTTGCGCGAACAATTCACGCAATCTTAAAAAGCCATCCCAAACGGTTTCATCTTGTCTGAATGCTATTGCCAAAGTGTTGCTTGTCAAGCACACAAATTGCAATCCCCGGCACATATACACCATATCCCGACCAAAGAATGTGCGGTGTATGTTCATTGTCGGGTCAATATCGTTGAACTGCCCAGACATAACAAATTCATAAGGGCGGTTTTTCATAATGTCGTGAAACATCTTCCGGCATCCTGTCAATATCTGCTTGCGGTTGCCCCAAGCGATTGTTGATGCAAGGAATGCGGCAATTTCAATGTCTTGTTGCTTGGTGTATGCCCGTGGAAACTGCACCGGGTCATTCGCAATGAAAGACGGGGTGTTGTATTGCTCCACAAGGACATCCAATTTTGTTTTCAAATCATTCATTGTTGCGACAATTAAGCCCCCGACCCGGCACAAGGCAAAGCCGGGGGCAATGGGTTAAACTTCAATGATGGCAATTTCCGGGGCGATTTCACGCACCTTTTCCAATTGTTCATCAATCACCTTGTCGCGCAAATCTTCAAGGGTTGCTTGCGCTCCGGGGGAAAGCAATACAAACGACACTTCACGCCCGTTCACTTGGGCGAATGTTTCCACCTCGATTGTTTCCGGCTGCATACCCTTGAAAATAGGCATTTGAACGGTGAATGATTCCGGCAAGTTGGAATTGACCACTTGGGCGAAATTGTCCGTCCTGTCGCCGTTTTCTTTCACATTACGGTCAATCTTGTTGTTCACATTGGCGGTGAAGTTCATCAGGCATGAAACCAACTTCATGTTTTCCCCACGGTCAGGGAAAAACGCACGGTTCATCTTGATAAACAAGCCAAGTTCCGTTGGTGTCCACACCTTGTTGCCGTTGATTCCGAACTCAACGAATTTGGGGTTGTAACCCAATTTGCCAACGATTTTGCCACGTGTGTATTCGTCCGCTTCATTGGTTATCAAGGTGATTTCAACCTTTTCACGGTTCACAAGGATATGGCAATTCTTTTGTTCAAATTGCCCGGCGTTGATTCTCTTGGTCAGAAACTCAACCACCGCACCGATAACACCCGACAAATCAATTTTGACTGGGGCTTTCGGTTCAAGTTCTTTGGGGGCTGCACCCTCACGAATCACCAATTCGGCTTTTGCCATGTTCGGTGCAAGATTTACTTGGAATTTTTCGTTTTGCATTTTCGTTTACTTTTGAATGTTAATTGTTTGTTCCTGTCTTTGCCTGTTCACCGACAACGATTCTTGGTTGAAACAATGTCGGTTGCAGCTCATCAGCGGTTGCCGGGCGGCTCTCTATCATGTCGCCCTCATCATTGTAGTATTCCGTTACCCTTGCTTCCCGGTCAGTGAATCGGTAACATACTTCGTTCACATACTCCGATTTTGCCTTGATGTTGGAAACCATGTTTGCCCGTGATTCTTTAAGCGGTTTCAAGCGTCCTTTGTATTCGGCTTGCACTTGCTTCATTTCCGCTTCGATTTCGGCAATCTCAATTGACACGTTGGCAAGATTTTCTTTGTGTCCCTGCAATTCTTCCGGGGTGTATGGTTTCATGTACCCCTTATTCTCACAAGCATCGCAATTGTCTTTCAGAAAGGCAATGCGTTCCATCTTGTTTGTGTACTCTTTACCAAGCGACTTTCCCATAATGATTTTGTTTTATAGTGAAACATTTGGTTATCTGAACAACAAAAAGTCATTCCACAAGTCAATGAATTGTTCACCGAATTGGCGGGCGCGGGCGGATGTTTTGAAGCAAAGCCGAGAACCGAAATTCGCATTCGCAGTCGTAGCCGTATTAGTCGTATACGCATACACGAACCCCGCAGCATCATCGGAATATACAAACCACGGAAACCACTTTGTTTGATTTCTATCCGAGAAATCAGGGGTGAAGCCATCTTCCTTGTTCCATGCTTGTGCAATGGTGAACAACTCATTCAAAGCGATAAGGGCTTTCACGTGCTTGGGGTTAATGTCATTCACCAAGCGGGCAACATCTGTAAGGTTCACGCTGTTGCCGGAAAGAATCTTCTTTGACACGGCGAAATCTCCGTTGGGCTTGCCGCCAAGATGCTTGCGGGCTTTCTCAAAGTCCGTAATGGCATCGTTTACATCCTTGATTTCGATTTCTTCAAGGGTAAAATCAAACGGTGTCAAGTAATCTTCATCATCGGAATCCAAATCTTCGTTGTGTTCCGTGATAAAGTCCATTATTTCGCCCCATGCTTCGTTCTTTGAATCGAACTTGCCGCAAATTTCTTGCGTTTTCTTGTTGGTTACTAAAAACTTCTTCATTTTACTTTTGAATTAAAAAGGTGATTTATTGAAATTTATTGTCATTCCACTTTCCGCAATGTGGATGGTCTTGCCTGTCGCTTCCATGATTCCTTGCCGGAACTCTTTTGCGTTTGAATTGCCATCGGAAAGGTGTATCAACACAATGTTGTTCACCTTTGACAAATCATTTGCAAGCAATGTTTCCCGGCACGTTACATATTCCATGTGGGATTTCATGGTTCGCTTTCTCAATGCACTTGGCAATCTGCCGGATTCAACATTGGCATCCAAAATATCTTGCCGAAAATTGCATTCAATCAAGATGTTGTGCAATCCTGCAAATGTATAGTGCAAATAATGCGTATCAGTGGCAAACAAGACCATGCCACATTCGGGGTGGTAAATCAAGAATCCGAAAGGTTCGGCGGCATCATGTTGGGTGTCGAATGCTTGAACCTTAAAATTGCCGATTTCGACAACACACCCGGCTTCCATCATAAGCGGGGACAAATAGGGGTTTTTGAACTTCTTTATCACCTCATGCAATGTCCCGGTGGACATATATACGGGGATGTGTGCTTGAATGAAGTTTTCAACGTGTTTGGCGTGGTCGCCGTGTTCATGTGATACGATTGCCCCTTTGATGCGTGAAACATCAAAATCAACCGCCTTTTGTACTTCCTTGAATGAAATACCACATTCGATTGCCAAGGCTTCCTTGCCGTTATCAAGCAAATAACAATTGCCCTTTGAGGACGACCCCAATACTTTCAACTGCATAATCTTTCGGATTTAGATTGTTAGAAACCGGGTGATTTTTGCGCTTGCTCTGCTTGTGGGACATCCGCCGGATTGTCGTTCTTGATTTCCCCGGTTTCGGTATCAACAACCGCTTTCACGGTCTTATCATCACCGTTTCCCAAATCCATGCTTATTTGCACCTTGTTGGCGTTGTCCTTGCGTTCTTCCTCCGGGTTGTCCTTGATTTCTTGATAATCGACATCCTGAATGTCTTGGTTTTCCTCGATGGTTTTCATGCCCATCGAAAGTTCCGGCGCATAAGCACTTGTCCAAAATGACGCGGCGCGGTACATCAACATTTGTTTGGTCATGGTCTGCCACTTTGAACCGTTCTTGGTGTACCAACCCTCTTGAATGGCAAGGCGGATGGAAACGGGCGAACTTTCCAACATCTTGTCCGAACCTTTGGCGGTTGTGTATGCGACACATTCAATATCCATCACCTTTTTGCCGTCAAATTGCTTGGTTACGGCACGTTTTGAACGTGAAGCGTTGTCCCAAACGTAATCCGTATAATCAACCATGCCCAACATACCTTTTTCGGTGAATCGGTATTGCAAGGGATTGAAACGCCCGCAAGTGTTCACGGTTGCGACAAGGAATTTACTTGACCAAGACGGCTTGCCATAGATGGGAACCATGTTTTGCATCACCATCAAAGGGCTTGCGCCGATACGTTGTGCAATCTCAATGGCAATCATGCAATTTGCCATTGCCTTTTCAATCGGGTTTTTGTCGCTCACCTTATACATATCCGGCACAAGTTCGGATGAAGCGAACAACTTGCATACACGTTGCATGGTGTCAAACTGCACCGGGTCAAAGAAGTTGAACCCTACTTGGGTGGGTTGTGAAACAACCACCGCATTGTTGCCTTTCGGCTGTAATTCGTTATTCATTGTTTATGATTTAATAGTTAGACTTATCGTTTCATTCCCCCCCCATGAATTTTTCGGCGATGGCTTCAACCATTGAAAGTTCAAGCCCCTTTTTCAAAAGCGGTCTTGTATCTTCTTGGTTGGCGAACTTGGCAATTGATGTTACAAGTTCCTTACCATTTCCGGCAACACCGATAATCTGCTTCATTGCATCCTCGCTTTCTACCGATTCAGTTGCAAGAACAATGATGCTTCGTTTGGCATCTTTTGCACTTACGGTTTCTTGCATTTCCTTTACAAATTCTTCCACCTTGGAAAGAAATGCGCTTTTCTTGTTTTCTTCCATTGTTACGAAATTTAATTGTTATTGAATTGTTAATTTGTTGTCTTTGGTAACAACAAGGTTTATAATCTGACTTTCGGTTGGTATAATCTCGTTCACACTTTCGCGACCATCAATGAATATCGGGGCGCAAATGCCATAATGTCGGCAAAGGGTGTTGATAATGTCCAACCCGGCATTGACTTGTCCGGCGGTGTTGGCACTGCCATAGGGAACACCTTTCACAAGCGGGATGCACGTTTCAATGGCATTTCCATCAAATGTATAATCGTATAATCTGAAAGCCACGTGCTTAAACATGGCATTGATACGCTTTTCGCATTCATCAATCTTGGTTTTGGTGAACTGCTCAACGGTGTATTCTTCACGCTCAACATCGGCAATCTGTTGGGCTAAATTCTTGCCGTTTTCTTCAAGGCGCGAAATCTCCTTTTCGGCACGTGCAATGGCATCACGTTTTGCAAGCCTTTCTTTCAGACCATCACGGGTTTTGCCCCATTCGGCTTTTTGATTCTGCAATTCCGTTGTATCTGCCCCGGAATTGTCGGTTGAAATGGTTGCTTCAATGTCGGCAATCTCCTTTTGCTTTGCAGCCCATCCGGGGATGTTTTCAGGAACAACGGCGGCGGCATCAACAACCGGGATTCCAGCAATGGATGCTTTGAGGGCTTCAAGTTCCTTGCCCAAAGATTCACTTTGCTTCTTGGAATCCTCGATTGATGCTTTGATGCTTTCAACCTTTGCTTCATGCTCCTTGATTCTCTCACCAAGTTTTTTGCCTTTGTCGGTAATGTCGTTGCACTTGTCGGCTTGTGCCTTATTGAACACTTCACGGGCATGGGAAAGCATGGATTCGGGCAACTGCTGTCCACAATGCGGGCAAACCGTTTCACCGTTGTATTGCTTTTCATTCTCTTTGTACCACTCTTTGCGGATTGAATCTTGTTCTTCTTTCAGTTTGTCAATATCCCGGTGAATACGTGCGATTTCAACTTGCCTGTTGGTTATATCCTTTTTTACGGAATCAAGTTCACGTTCCTTGTCCTTGATGCTGCTTTCCAACTCACGGCGTTTGCTGTTGGCTTCAAAGGCGGCGTTTTGCGCTTCTTCCTTTGCCTTGAAAACAAGTTGTTGGCATTCGGATTTCAAAGCGTTTGCCTTGTTCTGCTTCGCTTGCTCGCTCTCATACTTCTTGCGGATTGCGGCGGTAACATCGGCAATGGCTTTGTCTATGTCGGCAATTTCCCTGTCTGCACGTTCAATCTCAACTTCGATGGCATGGAAATCTTCGTTTTCCGGCATCATCTTATTGGTTTGGTCAATGCGTGGTTGGATTTGTTCAAGTTCGCCTTTCAAACGCTTCTTTTTAGCCGCCATTTCGGTTTTGAAATCTGCAAGTGATTTGCCGCTTATCTTATCAAGTAAAAGGGCAAATTCGGGCTTCTGTGAAGCAATTTCGGCATCCGTGATTGTTCCGGCAAGTTGGAACAATTGTTCACGTTGTAACTTCCAATCCATGCCCACAAAGAAAGCCGGGTTGGTTATCATCTTGAACACGGATGAATCAATGATTGCTTCAATGCGCTTGGTGTATTCTCCGACTTTCACGGGGGTTTCATTCCACCAACATTCCGTATGGTTGCCCTTGAACACACGTTCAACCTGTCCGCGTGGTTTTACCCAATCTTCGACAAAGGCACGTTTCAAGATGATTTCTTCACCATCAACGGAAATGACACCCGATACGCTGCACTCCACTTCGTGAAGCACTTTTCCGTCAATGCGCGTTCTAACTTCGTAATCTTTACGGTCAAGGGTATCTTTGCCGAACAACAACCAAATGAATGCGTCAAAATGTCTTGATTTTCCAAGACCATTGTCGCCGGAAATGGTTGTAACATCAGCATTGAAAACCGTTGTCCGTTCCTTTTCACCTTTGAAGTTTACAAAGGTTAAGGACTTCAATGTTACTTTCTTCATTGTTGCGAATTTTATTTGTTATTAAATAGTTCCAAAGCCAATTCAACATCAACCACAATTATACGCCCGTGTTGGGTAATCGCCTTGTCAATGCGCCCACTTCGTTTGATGCGGTTTGCGGTTGTCATACTGCAATTGAATATCTGCGCAATTCCGGCAATGCCATACACCTTGCGATGTTCCTTGATTTCTTGGGGGGCTTGCCGGGGTGTGCCTTTTGCACTTTCCAACAATTCCATAAGCTGCCCAACCGTTAAATCAATGATTCTTGTATGTGGGTCAATGTTTATCATTCTTCATCTTCCTTGAAATAATCGGGGATTGGGATTTTCTTCAATAAATGTGCGGATGCGGCAAAACTTGCCATTTCGATAAGGTAAAACCAAATCGGGGCATCTTCCGTGCTGCACAAAAGGCAAAGCGATATTGAGAACCACCAAACCACGGCTTTTTGTTTTTTTGTTAAGCCTTTGAGAACAAAGGCATCCTTTAATTCTTTCATTGTTGCGAAATTTTGAAGTTAAACGAATGGTGAGAAATCCCCATCAGCCTTTCGGCGACCACGTACACGGCAAATTCTTGTCGTTGTTGTCCGGGCATTACGTGCCATAATCACGTTGTCATTTGACCACATTTGAGGTATCAGAATACCCAAAAGGAACAATGCAAGCACTTTTCTTTTGAATGGTGAAAGTTCAAATGATATGTGAAATGTCATGCAAAACCACCACGCGGACAATTCATTTACCTTGGTGCATCTTGTTTTCTCAAAGATATTCCGGGCATGATTTTCAACCGTTCTTTCCGAAATATAAAGACGGTTCGCAATATCCTTTTTGGTTGCGCCCCATGCGAATAATTCCGCAATTTCGGATTCGCGTTTGGTGAGTTTTACGGCATCTTCTATCATTCTGCAATCCCCCAAACATCAGTGATTCCAAACTCCGAAAAGACATCTTCCACCGCCTTGGCTTCGGACACTTTCGGCTCAACCTTGCCTTTCATTCGGACAAGGAATGCCGCCCGCGTTGTTACGTTCAATGCCGCCATCAATTTTTCACGGCACATGGGTATATCGCCGTTACGAACTTGCGACCAACCCTTTGAAAATGAAAATTGTTCTTTGCTCATTGTTCTTAAACTTTTATAAATTTTCGACCTCTTTTTGTGCAATCTCACGAAAATGACGTAATTTTGCTATTTGTTTGCGTAAAACTTTGTATTACCTTTGCATTGTTTTCGTTTACGTTTGCAAAGATACGGCATATTGTGCGAAAAACCAAACTTTTTTCACGCAATTTTGCGTATTCAAATATGTTAAAATATATAACTCGTTGAATATGAACGATTTTGATATTAAGAAACTTCGTAAACAATTGAATGTTTCGCAAGAAAGGCTTGCGGAAATGCTTGGTGTGCATCCAAGAACGGTTCAAAATTGGGAATCAGGCACAACGATTCCCAAGGCTAAACACGCAATTTTGCGTGAACTTGTGTTGAAGTCGCAAAAATACGCCGGGGGTGCGGAACAAAGCAACATCAATGGTGATAATATCAACGGCAACAATGTAACGGTGAACAAGACGGACACTGAAAGACTTATGGAATTGCTTGCAAGCAAAGAACAATCGCTTGCAAAGGCGCAAGAACACATTGATAAATTATTGGTGATTATAGACCGCTTAACTAAATAGAACTATGGAAAGAATACAAATCAAGGTAAATGACTATTACGGCAACCCGTCTTATTACTCGGTAATGCCGGAATCCATCTTTGATGTACTTGAACTTGCATCATTAAAAGGTGAAGAATTTGTGTCGGTGGATAAATCGGCATTTGACAAAATGATTGTTGAATACAACAAAAAGATGAAGCCATGCGAATAACAACAATCATTGTTTGCTTGTGTTGCCTTGTCGCTTGCTCTGCACCATCACGACAAAACAAGTACAACAACCCAAAACAAGCCGAATTTGATTCTATCGTTCAAGTATATTACAAGAAGCATCTTGACACATTTAATGATATTGTCGAAAAGGATTTGGCAAGCGAATATAAAATGAAAGTGGATTCCTTTTTTAATGAAACAAGGGTTGAAAATTGGGAATTTATACTTCAAGGCTTGGAGGTGAACGACAAAATGATTGGCGACACCTTATATAAATGTGTTACATTTGATTTGAAGAATGGTCTTGACATCGTGCCAAGAATCACATTCAAATCAACGTATCTAACAAAGGCGGAATCTTGCAATTCCGATTCCACGTTTATAAAGTTAAAAGGCGTTGGCAATCTTGAAAAGGTCATTTTTTCGGGGTATCTGCCAAAATATAATGATGGTTATATTTCCAATGACCCACTTAATATGTCATATTCCGATTTTACCTTTTTAATTAAAGATATAAGTAAGACAAAATGAAGAAAAGCATAAACCCACGTGCAATTGCCATCCAAGAAAGGTTTTTTCAAGCCTTGGACATCCTTATTGAATCAAAGGAACTGCCCGGATTGAAAACCTTTTGCACGGACAACAACTTGAACCGAACAAAGTATTCACGCATCAAGAACGCTTTGGGCAAGCCTATAGAGGAAAGCACGTACAAAATGATTGATATTGATGCTTTGGCGGCTATCTGCAAGGATTTCGGGGTGTCGCCTGAATGGTTGTTGCTTGGTCGTGGAAAAATGCTTAAAACGGAAAAGAAATGAAAATTCAGTGGGGCGTAAAATTTATATTGCACAAACGGCATTCAGGGGACACAAAAGCATCCATCCGAATGCGTGTAACATTGCGCGGGCAAACACCGCTTGATTTTCCGACACGACATGAAACCGCATTGTCTGAATGGGATGCCATGCAACAACGTGTTGTTGCCACCTCTCCGGCGGCTTCCGTGATAAACCGAACCATTGATGAATGGAAAGCGGTTGTCAATGAAATTTTCGCCCGGTATGAATTGATTGAAAAACGTGTTCCGACCGTTGGGGAAATCAAGGATTTGTTCAATGACATGGTGGGGCGCAAGACAAAGACGAATGAAAGTGTGCCGAACCCCGGCGACAATCTGTTTGCCGTGTTCGACATCTTCACGGACACGATGGGCAAGCAAAATCAATGGACGGATGCAACACACGAAAAGTTTGCAGCCTTGAAAAGGCACTTGAAAGACTTTGACCCCAAGTTGTCTTTCCCGCAAATTACGGAATCAAAGATGCAAGCATATCTTGGCTATTTGAACAAGCAAGGATTCCGAAACACAACCATTGCCAAGCATCTTGCATTTGTGCGTTGGTTTTTCCGTTGGGCTGCTTCAAAAGGATATTATGATGGTGATATTCACGACACATTCAAACCAAAATTGAAAGGGACGGACGGCAATTCAAAGGAAATTATCTATTTGACCCAAGCCGAAATCAAGTTGTTGGAGAATTACCAATTTTTGCCGACACAAAAGGCACTTGAACAAGTCCGGGATGTTTTCTTGTTCTGTTGCTTCACCGGGTTACGATATTCGGATGTTGCCAAATTGAGAAAAACGGATGTTAAAGACGGATTCATTGATGTTGTAACACAAAAGACCGTGGACGGCTTGCGCATTGAGTTGAACAAGCATTCACAAGCCATCCTTGACAAATACAAAGACAAACCGTTGCGCGGTGATTTGGCTTTGCCTGTCATTGCCAATACAAAGATGAATGCACACTTGAAAATCTTGGGGCAAGTGTGTGGCATTGATGAACCGATAAGAATTGTATATTTCCAAGGGAATGTCCGGCATGAAGAAGTGTTCCCAAAGTGGGCGTTGCTCACCACCCATTGCGGACGGCGTACATTTGTTGTTACCGCCTTACAACTCGGAATCCCAAGTGAGGTGATAATGAAGTGGACGGGACACAATGATTTTTCGGCAATGAAACCATACGTTAAAATTGTCGATGAATTGAAAGAACAAGCAATGTCCCGGTTTGACAACTTATGATGGTACACGAATTTTCCAAGTACACGATTTTGTACACGATTATTTACCTATTTTGTGGCATTGTATGGTATTAGTGAGTATCACAAAAATAACAAAACACCGATAAATCGTTGATTTTACGGCATTTTGGCATTTTATGATATTGGGCAATGCGGAAAGTCTTAGTCCCTCTCTCTCCGCTGAAACAAAAACGAAGGACTTCACAAAAGCCTTCAAAAACAGCATTAAAGCACCGTATATCAATAGATTACGGTGCTTTTTCTATATAGGCACCCCAACAAGGTGAAAGCTTGTATGGGGTCAGTAGAAATTTAGTGGGGATAAATTTCTACTGACCCATAATCTTTCCTTTCAAGCACAAAGGTAATTCCGGTTTTTACAAGTTAAGGATAAACCGTTTGACGGCACCGGGGAGAAATCTCCACACTCACAAGGTAGTATCCTCCCCATGTCCTTGCCCTCATGGTAAGAGCCGTGTCATTGGACGCGCCTCTTGAAACAAAGATTATATGCTCCAGCATAACACCATTAAAATTTGGCTTATGAATACAGAAAACGCTTACATTCCGGTCGAACCGACAAGAGGACGAGGAGGAATTCCTTTATAAATCTCCATTCCAAAATCGCCTATCGGTCAATTTCATGATATAATTGCTTTTTCTTTTTCAGGTATTCATCTTTGCCGATAAAATTTTGAGAGCCTATAGCTCCTCCGACATATTCAAACACTACGAAAGGTGAGTAAACAATAGAGGCTTCAGATTCATTGATTTTCTTTTGTTCATCAGAGGAGAGCGGTATATGATATATCTGATAGTAATACTTTCCCATACCGATGCGACGGAATCCGATACAAAAAGGAGCGTCAGGAATAGCCTGCAAGGAAATAGAAATACAGCCTATTTCATCCAACTCTTTCTTCAGCCATATTAACGAATTTCTGTCGAGACCACTTTGGATTAGTAATGAATCTATCTTTTCCTCGCTCGGATCCCAATTGGATTTCATCTCACCACTGCTGTTTGAGAAATGGAAGATAGAAACATCGCCATGCTCAAATTCAATATCTACGGAACATCCGGGAGTCATTTTATTGTAAAGATTACGATATATCTGCTCCATGCGTCTGCCATATTCTGTATAATGACTTTCCATAATATCGGCATCACATCTGTTGAACGGATTGAGAAATATGAATGAAATCAAAAGAATATTTACACCATTCAACCCCAACAATATTTTCTTATGTTTGCTATTGCACCTTAGCGAACAGACAAATGATATGCAGGCAACAATAAATGCAGGAATGAATAACCAAAAGAACATGGCAATCACCCATACGAATATCAAATCGCTTACAATGAGTCCTAAAAGACACACGGAAAGGAACAATACACAAATGTATTGTATTGTTATCCATAATGGTTTATCGGTCAGTTTCATAGTTCAAAAAAATATAAGATTGCGAATGAATAGATATAGAGTGTAACTACGAAAATCCACATGCCGATTTTCCATCTAAGTCTTGTTTTATCGGGTAAATTCCCGAAACGGATATAATATCGTTCACTCCGTTTTTCAAAGTCCATGAACCACCCGCATATAAAATAAACTGCAAGTGTAATCCACGCCAACGTACAATTATGCCAATGGAATATGATTGAAAAGCATAATGCCATCACAATGCCACCATCCAAAAGCCTGATATCATAAACGCTGGGAAGGGTGTCTTTCTTGTTGTTTCTACCCAGAGCCATCAATGCGTATGCACGTATCTGAACAATGTTGTTGAAAATGTATGCAAATACATTTCTTATTCGAATGGTTACTTGTTCACGGTTGCACCAACGGCGGATATATGTGTAGCTATCGCTAAACATTCCGCTCTGAAAAATACATCTATGTTTATTCTTGCGGGCTTCTTTGATAATTGCCAAAGCATCTTCCTCTTTGCCATTATGAATAAGAGTCATAAGATATAGCAGTCGGTCGGGGTCATAATCCATTTTTGACTCGTCAGGGAAAAATGAGTCTGCATTAGGATTGGCAATTATGAATTTTGATATTGCATCCGTTGCATTTTTGAACATTCCATCAATTATATCAGTGAGTTCCTCCTTGTCTGTAACTTTCGTTATCTCGTCTGAAGTTAGGATTTGCCCTGATAGAGAGTAAGCTCCTGTTCCACGCAAGCTCAAAGGTTCTTTCTTGTTATCCGAGGCATCCCATATATTCCACCACAAATCATCGGCATACATAGGCTTGACAGTAAGCCGGGCTTCATCGGAAAGAAAATAAAGACAGAAAAAATAGTCGCCCTCAACCTTGAAGTTGATATAAGAGCTTTGGCGAAAACCATATTTACGGCTCACGCTACGTCTGGCATCGGCTATCATTTTCTGGTATTCTTTGTCGGTCATCTCACTATCAATCCAGTTCTTATCCACAAAATTAATACAATTCTCGCTAAAGCCGTTACGTTACCATACGCAAAGTGTTTGAACTGAGTGGAAAACATGAAATCTTATCCCTCTTTTATGTGATTCTGCGGTTTCAGCCTCATTTCCCTGCTTTTCCTTCTGTTTTGGCTACTATTTTATGTAGTTTGTGTCTCTTACTTTGTACGAATATCATTATCAAGTTCTTTTCTCCATACTATAATTCCTATAGTCGGAAAAATAATCGTGAAAAGTAAAGCGGCTTGAGCAGAACCAATAGGCAAGTAATCATCTTCAAAAAAGAGATAATCTGTTTTTGAAGAATAATACAGCTTAGGTATTTCTCCTGCCTTTATTTTGTCCAATATCCGATCTCCTGTATGTAATGTATATTGTTTAGAGTTGTATGTTATATAAATTTGATTTGAACTTTTATAGTGTCTCTTTTCCAAATATCCATTATATGTATAGTCAGTAATAGGATTTTGAGTTTGTTCTATATATCTGCCATATAAATTGAACAGATATAGAACAAGAGATATTTCGATTATGAAAGGTTTGCCCGTGACCTTTTTATGTGCGATTACTGGTTTGATGACGGGTTTGTATTCCGAGCAGCTTAAACGACTATTCGGGCAGGGTTAAAACCCTGCCCGAATAAACAGAGCAACGATGAAACGGAAAAGCATTTATAAAATCATCCTGCGGGTGTTATTGTTCTGCCTTGTGTGGCGGCTCGCCTACACAGCCAGAGCAATCACGGCGGTAACGGCATATCTTGTATTTCGTGCCGCCTGTTTCCTGCTCTGGGTCTGCCTGCCGGCGTTTTATGCGCTGTGCGTGGCTCTGCTTTTCCTGCTGTTGCTTTCCCTATTGAGTATATAACGAATAAAAAACAGAATATCATGCAATCATTAAACAGAAACGGGGTGAGCATCACCCAAGCACCGGGAGAGGAAAAGTTTGTAAAATACCATCCGGTCGCATTCAAGGGACGGATATTTTACCAGTACGACTACCGCCACACGGACGGGGAACTGTTTTCCACAGTGGCTAAAACGCTGGCAGAGTGCCGCCACAGGCGGGATAAATGGATAGAAAAGAAAGAACAGGGTAATAACAGATAAATTTTAAGGGTATGAAAACGACAGAAGTAAACAAAGAGCTTATCGGCAAGCGTTGCGAGTGTATTTTTACGGGCATGATGGTAACGGGCGTTATTGAGGACATCGATGAAAACAAGTATTCTGTAAACGTGAAAGTAAGTTTCGATGAACCGCAGCAGTGGGGCGATGATTTGTACACGGAAGATTGGGCATGGGGACGCAAGACAGACGAGTTCGGCACGCTGCACCATTTGCGACTGTTGGCAGACGAACTGGACTTTCAGACGATGACAGTAGTTTTCGGTGAGCCTATCAGCCAGATAGACCGCAGCGTTTTTGAAGATGTTTCCACTTGGGGCGTTTCTTCTTTGCAAGGTTGGATAAACAGCTATGAAAGTGTCAGGTTTGTAGCCATAAACGACCATACGGCGGTCATAACGGGAGAATAGAACAAACAGGAAAGGTGTGAGAAATATATGTCCATAAAGAGCCTTGAAAGCAGTTGAAGAACATGGCAGGGAACCTTATTCATATTCTTTATGTATAAAAATCTACCTGTTATTGATGTTTCTATTTGAAGAGATGTTTCGATTCAAAATATTTGTGTAACTTCACTGCGAAGTTTCTAAGATTAATGTATCTCCAAAAATGGATTATAAAAAAGAGGACTATATTAAATTTATGCAATTGTATTCACATCAAAGTTGGTTAAGCAAAAAGGAATCAAGTCTTGAAGCGTTAATTGCAACATGTGATACATATGAACAAAAAAAATTAATATTTTCATTGCTTGACCGCTTTCATTATCTAAAAGAAGATGTAGTTCATTTATTTCTAGGGCAAATGGTTGATTATATTATGAATAGCGGATTTGAGAAAGAACGTATTCAATTAGTAGCCTGCACATATGATAATGAAGCTGATAGTGGACAAAAAATCTTAGATATGATTAAAGTTCCATTATTTGAAAGAGGATGGAGAAATATTAAAACGGTCAATGTCGTTGGAAAAGCTCTTAAAACTATATCTGAAGGAAAGAATCAAATTATTTTTATTGATGAATTTCTAGGGACGGGGCGTTCTTTACGGACAAGAGTTGAATGGCTAAATAAAAATGCTAATCAACCTATTGAAATAAAATGCTGTCTTATGGCTGGAATGAAATATGCTGTTGAGACATTAAAAGCGGATTCCATTGATATATTTTGTCCACTTCAATTAGAAAAAGGAATTTCTGAATATTTTGAAGGAGATAAATTGGTTCATGCCATAAAGGATATGATTAATTTGGAATCTAAATTAGCTAAAATAATTCAAGAGAAAAAACTTGAAGATTATTCATTTGGGTATGGTAAAGCAGAAGCTTTATACTCTTTAGAAAATGGTAATACTCCAAATTCAGTATTTCCTGTTTTTTGGTGGTTAAAGGACGAAAAAGGTAATGAAAGAAAAACAATACTCACTAGATATGAAAAAGGATTTGAATAATTGCCACAAACAAATATTTAAGGATTTATATGAGAGTGTTAATGGATTGTATGCATTTACATTTTATTCTCGATACAAAATGCCTCCTAGTTTAATGTTTGAATTTATAGAAAAATATAAGAAAGAAGATGTTGTGACATTTGAAGATGGGAGAATAGCCTTAACTAGCAAAGGCCTAGAAATGGTAGCTAAATTTGTTAAAAATACAAAAACTACATCAAAAAATAAATATAGCAATATACCTGTAGAATTTATAGATATCAAGTTAAAAATAAATTCGCTATATTTGCCAGACATAGAAAATATTTGATTTTAAATATGAAAAGGTGGAAATAGAAACTAGCATTAAGGAAGTGGTGTCGCTTCCGAAGGTTAAGGTTTTCTTTAGCCTCGGTAGATAGTTCTACGAACTATCTACAGTTCACTTGGCAAAGCCAAGATTCACGCTCAATAAATATTACTTTATTGGAGCGTGCTCCAATAAAGTAATATTTATTGAGCGAGCTAACGAATAGAAAGTAGTTTTATCCACCTTTTCTTTTATTAAATACAATTTTGGATGCAATTATAGAAAAATGGAATGACTTTTTTATACGCAAAGGTATTGATAAAACTTTGCGGGAGAAATATATTGATTATATCAAAGTCTTAGTAAAAAATAATGTTCCAATAATTTTCGACTTTAATCATTTGAGATTGTTAATGGGGCGAAGTGATTTATATTTTGCATCTGTAATAAACTCTCCTGAAAATCATTATCGTTCATTTAAATTAAAAAAGAGAAGCGGAGGCTTTCGAGAAATTCTAGCACCATATCCAGCACTATTAGAAATGCAATATTGGATATATGGTAATATTCTAAAAAAAATACCAATAAGTTCGTATTGTCATGGATTTGCATGTAAAAAATCCATTATAACGAATGCTAGAATTCATCTAAACCAAAAGGAACTCCTAAAATTAGATTTAAAAGATTTCTTTCCATCTATAAAAATTAATAGGATTATTTATGTTTTTAAATCTTTAGGATATACCAATCAAGTGGCATTTTACCTAGCTTCTTTATGTAGTTATGAAGGGGCCTTGCCACAAGGGGCTCCTACAAGTCCATATTTAAGTAATATTATAGCAAAACAGCTAGATAAACGACTTATAGGGTTGTCCCAAAGATATAATTTGCGTTATACTAGGTATGCTGATGATTTAACATTTTCCGGAGATTCAATTCCAACAAAGTTATTAGAGTATATAAATGAGATAGTAAACAGTGAAGGATTTACTATTAATTTAGACAAGACAAGACTCTATAAAAAAGGAGGGAAAAGAATTGTCACAGGAATTTCTGTTATTGGGAATGAATTGAAATTACCTAAAGATTACAAGCGAAATTTGAGACAAGAACTACATTTCATAATTAAATATGGATATGAATCTCATATAAAGAAAAAGAAAATAAGAAAAGTAAATTACTTGGATATATTGCTGGGAAAAGTGAATTTTTGGCTTAGTATAGAACCTTCTAATAAATTTGCATTAAATGCACGTTCTCAACTATTAGAAATACATAAAAAGCATAATTTATAGGATTTAAAAGGCTCATTATATTAAAACAAAATGAGAATCATTATGAGAATATTCTTTTTGATGTGCATTTTGGGGGCTTCTTTGACGATAGCAGCTCAGAATATCATTTATGGTAATAAAAATGAGCAGAGAG